CGCCAGAGCCAGAAACCTCAACAGAAGCAAGTCCCACAGAATCAAACCCCTTTGATGGAAAAGACCTCAACAGTGGAAGTGCCAGTGGAAACCTCGTTGCCAGTGGAGACACCAAAGTCGAACCCGATCCGCAATCTGTGGAATTGGTTGAAACAATCTATCAAAAAATAAACACTACAAATGGTAGTGATCTAAAAGAAATCTTGGAAAGACCAACTTCTGGAAGACCCGATCGTTATAAATAAAAGTATATTCCCACTTATAATTATAACAAAAATATGGAATTCTTCAAACTTGTAGCGGAAGTTGGCTTTCCCATTGCTGCAGCAATTGCAGCTGGATATTTCGTTTTTCTTACGCTAAAATTCATTCTAGCAGGTGTTACCAGTTCCGTAAAAGGTATGGCTGGTATCATTGGTGCACTTGATAAACGTGTATCAGCTATGAACCATGACGTCATTAGAATTGACACCAAGGTAAGTCATGCCCTTGGAATCCCTCCAGACTTAGACCGAATTGCTCGTGCTGAGCAGTCTGATGCAAGGAGAGACTAATGGAATTCGTAATCACAATTAATCTTTATTATATCGCCCTACTTGCCTTAGGTTTTGGTCTTGGTTACCTTTGCTTAGCTGGTGTGGGACAACAACGTGAAACAAGGTTGGATCAAAAGAAGCATGATATCGAAGTGAAGAAAGAATGGTATCGAATGCTTGCAGAACAAAATAATAAAAAGAAAAGCAGCGGATATGGATATCGTAGGACTAATTAACAAATACGGATTCCCTATCGTCGCAGCAGGTGGTATGGGGTACTTTGTCTACTATGTGTGGACATGGGTAACCACTGAAATTAAACCAGTAACGAGTGAAGCAAATAATGTGTTGATCGCACTAATCGATCGTGTCAGAATGTTGGATAATGACCTTATCCGATTGAATCAAAAAGTGAATGTTATCTTATCGTTGCGTCAACAAGAAGAAAAGCAAGATGAGAAAAACAAAACTAGCAGTAGCGATAGCAGTACTAAGCCTGAGTAATGCCTATGCGGCAGAATTACAACATACCTTTAGCAGCCCAGCTTTTTCAGGTATAGGCTATTCATCACATGTTCTAACTATCAAACAGTTAGAAGACCAGCAAAAAGAAAAGAATCAGGCAAAGGCAGATGCTTTAAAAGCAAAGGCTGAGGCTGATGCATTGAATACTCCATCAGCGAGATTCCTTGCAAATCTCGAATCCCGTGTTTATGCTCAACTAGCAAAACAACTCACAGACTCAATGTTTGGTGAGGGTGCAACCTGCACCACTAGGGGTATCGTTTGTGGAACAATCCCAGATCTCGGTGGTAATACCATTACCTGGAAACTAGGCGATGGTGCTGATAGAGGTTATATCATTATCACCATTACCAATAACGCAAACCCATCCCAGACAACAATTATGAAAGTGCCATCTGGTACTTTTGCATTCTAAGAGTAAGACATGACAAAGACAATTATATCCTTAGCCATTGTTGCACTACTATCTGGATGTGCATCGAGTTCAGCACTGCGTGAAAAGATTACTGGCAATCAGTTCGATGATCCTACAGTAGAGAAAAGTAAGTTCCTACAAAAGGCACAGAACAAGATGCTTCCACCAGCTGGTGGTCCGATTCCTGTGGCAGTCTACAGTTTCCAAGATAAGACTGGTCAACGTAAGTCAATTCCAAACATTGCATCTCTTTCGTCAGCAGTGACACAGGGTGCAGAAAACTATTTGATCAAAGCACTACAAGACGTAGGTGATGGTCGTTGGTTCACAGTTCTTGAACGTGTAGGTCTAGAGAACCTCATTAAAGAACGCCAGATGATTCGTCAGATGCGTGAGCAATATCAGGGTCGTGAAGCAAAGCCACTACCACCTATGGTCTTTGCAGGTATTATCATCGAAGGTGGTATCGTTGGTTATGATAGCAACACAATTACTGGTGGATCAGGCATGCGTCTGTTCGGTATTGGTGCTTCCACTCAGTATCAGTCTGACACTGTTACTGTAACGCTACGAACAGTTTCTGTTAGTACAGGCGAAATTCTCACAACTGTTACAGTTACTAAGACTGTTTTAAGTTACATGGATAAATTAACACTACTCAGATTCGTTGGAGATGGCACAGCAATCGGTGCTAACGCTACAGCGTTAGAAGGCGAGATTGGCGGAAGCGTCAATGAAAGTATTAACAAAGCGATTGACGTAGCTGTTCAGGCAGCTGTTGTTAATACAATTCAAGAAGGCAGTCGCAAGGGTGTATGGTCATACAAGCAAGAGATTGCTGTTGTTCCAGAACCAGTGAAACTGATTGAAGTGAAAGAACCACCAAAGGAAGTGCCAAAGGAAATTGTAGAACCACCTAAAGAAGAACCTAAAGTAGAAATTAAACCTGCTGCTGTAGTTCCTCCTCCACCACCAGAAGTTCCAAAAACTGTTGTTGGTAAAAAGATGACTTTAATCGAGTCAACATATGTTCGCAAGAACCCAACTTTAGATACAACAGGTTACAAAACTTTGGTATGGTTATTTAATAAGAATGAAGAAGTGGTAATAATTTCCCAGACTGACAGTGACTGGGTAGAAGTAAAGAATACTATGGGTAGAAAAGGTTTTATTAAACTAGAAAAACTCAAGGAGATGAATTAAGCAATGCTTGGTTCAAAACAAAATATGGCAATAAGCAAAAAATTATACACAGTACTGATGTTGGCAATGTTGCCGATATCAGGAATGGCTACAGCGAATCCATCTGTGGCTGGCAACTTAGTTTATATCGAACAGGTTGGTAACACTAACACAATCACAATCGAACAGGTCGGTGGTGGCAACAGTGTTGGTGGCGTTGCAGGTACAACTACTGTTGCAGCAACTGGAGTTACAACCCTAACACCTACAGCAGCAAGTGCAACAAACTATGGAACAATTACTGGAAACAGTAACCTCGTTGGTTTAACGCAAACTGGTGATAGCAATACTGCTCAATACAATATTCGTGGTGGCAACAATACATACAACAGTACTGTTACTGGTAATGCTAACCAAACTAATATGATCATCGGTACTCAGGGTGCTGCAAACAATACGCAAAACGTAATCACTGAAACGATTGTTGGCGATACAAACACTATCATTCAGCAGATCACTGGAACACAAATTGCATCATTAACTTTTATTACTGGTAATGACAACCAAGTTACCAATAGTTTATTGAGCAGTCGTGGTTCGGTATCGAATACAATCAGTGGTAACTTCAACATTACCAATTCTCAGCAGATTGATGGCGCTGGTGTTAATGGTCATCAATTGGTAATGAATACACTTGGCGATTACAATAGCATCACAACACAACAGCAGGGTATGAATGACACAACAGTTAACATCTCAACAGTAGGAAGTAACAATACTATCACAGTTAGAACTAGCAGCACTGCTATTACTAGCCCAGTATCAGCAGTACCACGTTGATTTGTTATGAAATATGTATTTGTTATACTGTGCCTATTTACAGTAAATAGTTGGGCAGCAATAGGCACAGTTACTGAAAACAAAGGCGATGGCTGTCAAATCGTCCGAGGCAAAGGTAAATTATCTGGAGCCAAGGGTGCTGGTGTCGAATCTATGGACACCATCATTAATACATCATGCGACAGTAAGATAACATTCAAAGACGACACAAAGGTCAATATCACAGCAAACAGTAAGCTGTTTATTGATGACTTTGTGTTCGATCCAAAGGCGAGTGACTCAGGTAAGTTAGCTCTTAAAGTAGCCATGGGTTCTGTCAGATACGCATCTGGTCAGATTGCTAAAAACAATGCACAACAGGTAGACATTAAAACTCCAACAGCAACTATCGCTGTCCGTGGAACGGACTTCAATATGGTTGTTGATGAAACAGGAGAGAGCCTTGTCATCCTGTTACCATCCTGCAAAGACGACAAGGATGTTAAGAAGTTTGAGTTAGAAGAAAACAAATGCCGTGTTGGTAAGATTGAAGTTACTACATTGGCTGGTTCAGTAGTGCTTGAAGAAGCATTCGCTGGCACATATGTATTCAGCGCAAACACTGCACCGACTGCTCCAAGAATTATCAATACAGTTGAAGCAAACATTGGTAACCATTTGTTGTTGGCCAATCCAAAAGAAATCAAACAGGCTATTCGTGAAGCCAATGGCAAGGACAGAGAAGAAAAGCAACGTGAACAGCAAGATCTTGATATGGCACGTGAGCAAAATAATAGAAATGGTAGTTCACACCAAGACGCATTCCTGATGAAGTTTGGTCCAGGTAAAGGTGATGGTCTTTGCAATTCTATTACTAGCGTTTGTGTTTACTGGGAACGAGAAGATCAACCAGATCGTCCCAGCAAAGGTAGGGGTGTTGCGTATCGTGGGTCAGATCTAGATCACTACGCTGAAGTTAAGACACAGGGCTATACTTCGAATACCTTTGTTAACATTACACAAAACTGGATGGCTGCTACAGAGTTGATTGGTGACGGATCTCCTGGTGGTAATACTGTTACCATTATACAGAACATGGGTATAAGAAGAAGTCGATGAAAAAACTCTTACTATCTCTTTTGTTAGTTTGTTCAAATTCCTTTGCTGCCATTACTGACGGCAAGTTCGGTATCAACCAAATATTTGACGTGCAGTACTGGTGGAATGGCAACACTCTAAATGCCAGTAGCTTCATCGCACCTTACAATAAAAACTTTCAAACAGTTACAGTTACCGCAGGGCAATACTTCCAGTTCTTTCCTAGCACAACCAATCCAGGTAAGTATGGATTGAAGTTAATGAACAGCAATGGTACACAGCATAGTATTGTGCATGACCATGGTGATATTACTGCACTGGGTAATGGTGCTATCTTTTACATCGGCTCTGGTTTCTTTGGTAACGTGATTACAACAGCACAGGGTTACAGCTATGGTGCAAGTGCTCAGTTCACTAACATGGACACTAGCGTAAGTAGCACAGACTTAAACAATTATACATTTGCAAGTTCAACTCCGCTAACTGCTGGTCAAACAGCAGCGCCAGCTGGTCCTCCACCTCCTGCGCCAACAGCGATCTATATGAACAATGCTACTGTTAAGATTATAAGAGCAATACCTACTACTAACAACAGTCCAGGTAACGAAGGTCCAAACAACGCATTCGATAATAACGCATCAACAAAGTATCTAAATTTCGATAAGAAGAATGCTGGTGTTACTATTCAACTAAACGCTGGTAGAGCAGTCACTGGCTTCACTGTTACGACTGCTAACGACTTTAGTGGTCGCGATCCTACAAGTTACAAACTGTATGGTAGTAATGATGGATCTACATGGACGTTAATTAAACAAGATGCCATCAGTTTAAGTGAAGCACGTTTTTCAACTAGCGCAGTAATTGATGTTGCAAACACCACTGCTTATGCATATTACTTTATGTTGTTCCCAACTACCAAAGCAGGTGAAGGTTGTGGACTTAACTGCGATAGTATGCAGATTGGCGAACTAACTTATTACTATGATGCAAATAACACGACAACATCTACAGCAACAAGTTCTACCATTGTTGACCCTGTGACTGCAGCTTCTGTTCCACAACTTTGCTGTGGTGGTTCTGCTGCATCGTTTAGTTCAGATGCAACCAATACTGTAAAGGTTATGACTTTCCAAAACAGGACTACATACGACAGTCAGGTATACATTGACCAGATTGGTAACTCAAACACCATCGAAGTTACTCAGAGTGGCACTAGAAACAATTATACTAAGTATGAAGGTAACGGATCATTTAATGATATCGTTGTCACTCAATCATCGACCACTTCATCAGCAACAAACTATACAGACTTAGTAGTTAATGGAAACAGCAACAGCGTTACTATTACGCAGCAAAGCACTGGTGGAGCAAAGGGTGCATTCGTGAATATATCTGATAATAACAATACACTATTGTTGCAACAGAAAGATTCTGGCAATCACTATGCTGAAGTAAGTTTGTCTGGTGGGAATAAGAACGTGGATATTCTTCAACAGGGTTCTGCAGGACACATGGCTAGAATTGGATTGACTGGTTTGCCGACAGATCTGAGTTTGACGCAGTCTGGTTCAACACAGAACTTTTATTCAATAAACTTCAACTGCGCCACTGCTGGTGGTTGCGCTAAGATTACAGTGACACAAGGTCAATGAAACATCTTGCATTGTTTATGCGCCATCCAGAGTGTTCAAAGGATTGTGCATACGCAATGGTTCATGCGTTGTCATCCGATTACCAGATAAGAATATTCGATGAGAAGGAATTAGACGATGATACTTTCTTTGAGCATCTTGATGTTATTGCTTTTCCTGGTGGGATTGGGGATAGCGACTCGTATCCTAATTTCTTCACTAGAAGGAGAGCGAACCGAATCGCCGAGTTCATATCAGGTGGTGGTCATTACCTTGGTATCTGCATGGGTGCTTATTGGGCTGGAGAGCGTTATTTCGATATACTTGATGGTGTCAACCCTGTTCAATATATAAAACAGCCAAACGCAGACATTAGAAGAAGCTACGCAACAGTAGCTTCAGTCACATGGAACGACCAACAAGAGCATATGTATTTCTATGATGGTTGTGCTCTTGTTGGAGATGACTCCAAATTCAAAACGATTGCTCGTTATTCCAACGGAGATCCCATGGCAATCATACAGGGAAGAATAGGATTGATAGGTTGCCATCCAGAAGCACCTCAATACTGGTTCGAAACCCCATGGCACTACATCAATAAATACTATACCAAGGGTAAACATAACACCCTACTTCTAAATTTCGTGAATGAGTTAACACAATGAAAAAATTATTATCTCCATGGATGGCGCTGGTTACACTGGTGCTAATGATTGTGATTCGTTTGGCAGACCCAGCATTTGTTGAGTCTGTGCGACTTCGTTATTTCGATCAACTAATAACAAGCAAAGGTACAACTACATCGCAATCGGTGCATGTTGTGAATATCGACGATGAGTTTATTCGCCAAAAAGGACAGTTCCCGTTCCCTCGTGGACAATACGCCACCATTATTGCTGATCTGTATCGGCATGGTGCTGGGTTGGTTGTGTTTAACATTTACATGCCTGACTCTGATAGGTTTAATCAAGATGATCAGTTAGCACAAGCCCTCAAAAAGTATCCTGTAGTTCTACCTCATACAGCTACCAATGAGCCATTAGAAAATAAGTATCGTCCATTCCGACCAGGAGTTTCTGTCATCGGTGGTGATACATCAAGCACAGGAATACTTTATGATAGCATACAACCAAATGTCAAAATACTTAACGATAACGCTGCTGGCGTTGGTGTCGTTAACACTTTCCCAGAAGTCGATGGCGTCGTGCGCAGAGTGCCCATGGTCATTAACTCAGGTGGTGAACTCTACCCAAGCATCTCCCTCGAAACCCTCCGAGTCGCAAGCAACGATCCCTCTTTCCAGATTAAAGTTGACGACGGAAATATCCAAGCTGTCCGAATTCCGAAGTTTGGAAAAATTCCAACAGACGAATACGGTAGAATCTGGGTGGATTGGTCATCCAGACCGACCGAACATTCCATGGCTAATCTGCCAAAGGACTTCAAAGGTGGAATCGTTATCGTCGGACTCACCGCAAGAGGGTTCAACAATCCAGTCGCAACTAGTCGAGGAGAAATCTATCCGCACTACTTGCAAGCCTCTGTACTAGACACAATAGCAGAGGGCAGTAACATCAGCAGACCAGAGTGGTCTACGCTTGCTGAGTTATGTTTTATGATTGTAGCAGTTGCTCTTTCAATCTTACTCACAAGGTTCACTCATGGATACATCTTCGCAATCCTACTTGGATTCACTGCCTACTATGGTGGCATGGAATTATTTTTACGATCTGGGTATCTACTTGATGCTGTCTTCCCGATTCTCGCCATTGGAGTCTGCTCCTTCCATGGATACATTGTTAAATTTCTGGTTGAACTACGAGCCAAGTTACAGATCAAAAAACAATTCGGTGGATACGTCTCACCAGTAATTGTTAACCAGCTGGCAGAAGATCCTGAAGGTGCTGCTGAACGATTGAAAGGTGAGAAGCGAGATCTGTCTATCGTCATGACAGACTTACGTGGCTTTACTACATTGGGTGAATCGTTCGGTGCTGATGTGCAAGGTTTGACTGCAGTTATGAATCGCTACATGGATGCGTTGTCAAAGCCAGTGCTAAAGAATGGTGGTTGCATTATTAAGTTCATTGGCGATGCATCACTGCATGTGCACAATGCACCAGTTGACGATAAGGATCATGCTGTCACTGCCGTTAAGACTGCGCTTGAGATGATTCAGGCTATTGAAGAATTCAACAAAGAACTTCAGGCAGAAGGTCGTCCACCAGTTGGTATGGGTGCTGGTGTTAACACTGGTCCAACTTTGATCGGTAACATTGGTGCCAACGAAAGATACGGATACGATGTTCTTGGCGATTCAGTTTCCACTGCTGCACGTCTTGAAGGTCAAACAAAAGGTTACGGTGTTCTGTTGATCATTGGTCCAGAAACAAACAAACTGATCCAAGATGAGTATGCAACTCTTGAACTTGATTGCATTGCTGTTAAAGGTAAGACTGTTGGTCTGAACATCTACGCTGTCGTTGGTCGCCATGAAGAACTAGTGAAGACAACAGCCTATGTTCCAGAGACGCATGCGCATGAGAAGATGTTGGAACTATACCGCATCAAGAAGTTTGACATGGCGATCAAAATGTGCAATGAACTCAAAGGTGCATTCAAAGGGTACATGGATCACTACTATGAAATTTGGATTGAACGCTGTGAGGAAATGAAAACCAAAGACTTACCTCCCGACTGGGATGGCGTTTACAGGGCTACCAGCAAGTAAAATCCCTTTAAAATCAACAACTTACGAATGACCCTACTTTTTGTAGGGTTTTTCACATTTCGCTTGACGGAAATTGGAAATTAGGGCATAATTACTTTATAGTGATTAGAAAAGGAAACGAAATGAAACAGTTAAATGCCTTCATAGCCAAGAAGAACCAGTGGAATGCTATCTTCAAAGGTACGCAGTACGAGATTCAAACTGCCGCAGGTCGCCAGCGTTTGGCTGACTGCATCGATGCTGATCTCAGCCCAGAGAATTTAACCTGCGATGGTGAGTTACCACGCAATGTCGTTCAGGCGAAGTATAATGAATTGACCACTGTTGCACGTCAACTTAAACAGTTGGATCCCTCAGTTAAATTTTACGAATTTGAATAAGGACTAAAGATGAGCAAAGAATTTGCGGACATTCGTGTGGGTAGTTTGTTTCATGTGAATGGAAACGACTATCAAAAGAAGTCATCACGCACAGCCATGTTGCTGTCGTATGGTAAAACCTTTTATTTCCGTAAGAACGAAGTTGTTCACCCCATTGCTTATTAAGGATTGATTATGAAATTGCGTGTTATTATTAATGGTGTTTCTTTTTATACTACATCCACTGCTATCAAGCAACGTCGTGTAGGTGACTTCTGTTTACAGAACGATGCCCTTGCGTATGCCTTGGTTTGCATGGGTAATGACTTGGGAATCGGTAAGACTGTTCGCTACTACGATCACAAGATGGTGCAACATACGTTTGATATTCAATTGACAAAGGTTTAATCATGAGTAAAATGGCTGAGTTAGATATGGAAATTCGCGAAGCATTGGACAACCACACTGGTCCAAAATCATACCTGTCATGCGTTGACATTGCGAAGATGCTCGGTGTTCCCGTTGAGATGGTTCATCAGATCGTTGAAGAACGATGGGACGAAACACTTAAATCAAATGGGGTGACAGCATGATAGTGGTCCAGGAAACTACTAAGTGGGATTCTTCCAGTGCAGCAAACCATATATACGTACTCAGTGATGACAAGCGATCTATGATTGCCTATATCAAAGCTGGTACAAAAGAGGTAAAGAAATTTAGTAAACCACTTCCATTCTACGTGAAGGGAAGAACATTTAGGAAGATCAAATGAATATAAATGCATTCTTTAACGATCTGGCATCGAACAATTCTCGTATCTATAAGACCGAGCAATTACGTAAGCATGCTGGTGACGAGACACTGCGTGAGGTAGTGCGTCTGGCACTTGATCCATTTACGCAATTCTATCAGCGGAAGATCCCTGAATATGAATTCGTTGGGGCTGACTCTGAACACCAAACATCTTTAGAGATGGCGATCGCAAACCTTTACTACTTGTCCAGTCGTGAAGTTACTGGCAATGCAGCGATTGCACATCTACGTGCTATCCTTTCTGGTCTTGAGCCAGATGACGCAAAGGTGATTGAACGAATCATCGACAAGAGTTTGGACTGTGGTGTTCAGGTATCCACTGCCAATGATGTTTGGCCAGGATTGATTAAAGAATATCCCTGCATGCTTTGTTCTCCCTTTGAACAGAAGTTGGTTGACAAAATCAAATTCCCTGCGTATGCGCAGATGAAGATGGATGGTATGCGCTTCAACGCTATCGTGCGGGAAGGTAAGGTAGAATTCCGTAGTCGTAATGGCAAACAGATTCTTCTGCTTGGTCATCTCGAGAAAGAGTTTGCCGCACTGGCTGGTGATGTTGATTGCGTGTTTGATGGTGAGTTAATGGTAATGTTCAAAGAAGATTATCAATTCGCAGATCGTCAGACTGGCAATGGTATTTTGAACAAGGCAAACAAGGGTACGATATCTGAAGCAGAAGCATCGTTGGTTCATGCATCAGTATGGGATGTTATTCCATACCTGTACTTTACCGATGGTAACTGCCCTGTTCCATATTCCAAACGATTCAGTTCGCTGACTGATTTGGTTAATAGTCAAACGACCACTATCGTCACTGGCAAAAGAATTCACTTGGTTGCCACCGAGATCGTTGAGACATACGAGAAGGCACAGGAGATCTTTAATGAGTATCTCTCGCTGGGCTACGAAGGTATCATCCTCAAAGATGGTTCTGGCGAATGGGAAGACAAACGTGCAAAGCATCAGATCAAATTCAAAGGTGAGTTAGAATGCGATCTGAAGATTGTTGCTGTTGAAGAAGGTACTGGCAAGTATGCTGGTCTGCTTGGTGCCATCGTTTGCGAGTCTGCCGATGGTGTTGTGAAGGTAAACGTGGGAAGTGGATTCAACGACGCACATCGTAAGAATCTCAAAGAGAAAGACCTTGTGGGTAAGATTGTTGCTGTGAAGTATAATGCTCGCATTAAGAATAAGCAGGGCGAAGAAAGTTTGTTTCTTCCAATCTTCGTTGAAGTGCGTGATGACAAAGATGAAGCTGATTCATCAAAGGATATAAAATGAACGAACAAATTGAAATACTTTTTAAACAGGCTGGTGGATATTTCGAAATGGATGTGGAGGGAAACCTATTCACATACACACAGGACTTTGATCCTGAGTATTTTGCTCTACTGATTATTAAAGAATCCGCTAGTGTTGCAGACAAGCATGTACGCCATGGCGATATTGATGTTGCTAGAATTATCAAACGACATTTTGGAGTTGAAGAATGAGTGAACGAATTAGAGAACTATCCAAAGAGGCATATGAAGCCACGATTAGAAATACTCCGAGTATGCTAGTCACCAGAGAGGATTTTGAGCATAACTTTGCCATGGCAATTATCAATGAGTGTCTTTCTATCTGCGAAGAACTCGGAGCAGACTTTGATTGTCACTATGCAGCAGATGCAATCTCGAGGAAATTCACATGAGTCTAGATGTTGACCTAATGGTTACGCAACCATGCTCTGTTTACAGTTCTAACATTACCCATAATCTCGGTAAGATGGCTGGCGAGGTTAAACTGAGTAATGGTAAAACTTTATACGATGTGCTTTGGCGTCCCGAGGAACATGGGTTCTACTATGCCAAAGAGATCTCAGAGTTGCTTGACGAAGGTTGGAACATACTGCTGGCAGATCCAACGCATTTTATGCAATGGGATCCATCGAATCATTGGGGTAGCTACGAAGGGCTATGCAACTTTGTTTACAATTATCGTAATGCATGCTGGGACAATCCAGATGCAGAGATAAGTGCCTCGAGGTAGTTTGGAACTGACTTTACGGAAATTCTTTTTTGGAGTATAATTGAGGTATGAAGATAAAACTTAAAACCAAGAAACCACGCAACCCAGTTGCGAAGGACTTGCGCACTCCAAAATATCGGATGCGAGTTGTCCTCTCCAAGAAAAAAGAAATCCCTGTGTTTGACTTTAAGAAAGAGATTGATTATGCATGACATTGATGAAATTCGTTTAGCACGTGCGTTGGGTAGAGTCATCGAAGAAGAAATCCGTAAAGGCAACAAGTTGCCAGATGAAGTCTTGCGAGCGTATGAGGAATTGTATAGACATTGGCAGTATCAAATGGATCGAGAATTGTCATGAGAAAAGAACTAGACGAAGCACTCGTTGCAAAGTATCCGTTGATCTTTAGAGATCGCAATGGAGACATGCGCACAACTTTAATGTGCTGGGGTTTTGAATGTGGCGATGGTTGGTATAACATCATCGATGTTCTTTGTGGAAAACTTTCCAGCGAATACATTTCTGCGAAGAGTCGCTATGACTTTATCAAAGATAGGGTTGGTGAGAAAGTGTATGGTGGCTCTGGTGATGTTATCACACAGGGTGAGATTGATCAACGCAAACTGGTCATGGAAGAAGAAGCAAGCAAGGTTCCAGTTGCTGTTCAGATTAAAGAGAAGTTCGGTGGACTACGATTCTATGTTCAGGCTGCAACCGATAAACATTATCAGTATATTAGTTTTGCCGAGAGTATGAGTTATCGTACCTGTGAACAATGTGGTGCTCCAGGCAAACGCTACACTGATGGTTGGCATAAAGTGCTTTGCGATATCCATGCAGCTATGGATGGTCGTGAAGAACAATACGAATCTGATGAGGGGGATGAATAATGTTTTACGGTAAAGAATCAATCACAGAAACACTGGCGTTGATCCGCAGTAAGACTGACGGAGTTATTCATATTCCAATGTCAGAATACAAGTTGAGTGAACGATGGACTGATGAGTTCCGTATTCGTGATGGCCATATCAAACTCGAAGATGGCACATGGGTTACGGAAGTTGATGTTGGAGATTATCTAAACAAACTGGAAACCGATATCTTGGATTTGTATACCAGCTATCAAACTGGTCTAAATGAGATTCGTTTGCTGAAACAACAAAGGTACGAGATGGAATATGGTTTGCGTGTTGCAGAGAAGGCATTGAAGAAATCTCTTGCAATGACGAAAGAACTTATCCAAGATTGACTTTAAATCAATCTAATGGTATACTTGTGATTGATCTAACTAACTTAAGAGATAACGATGACTCAGATTGCAGCTTTGCTAAGACCTCGTATGATATCCAGCGAAGTTACTACAACTAAGAAAGAAGTACGTATGGTAAAAATTGCTATAAACAGATGCTTTGGTGGCTTTGGTTTATCCGACCCAGCATTTGAAAGATTGCTTGCTCGCAAGGGTATTGCATTCGAGAAAGTTAAAGGTGAATCCGCATTCTTGGGTGACAGCTACTACAAAGCTGGTCATGTAGGCGATGATGATCATTACCTGAGTGAACACACATTCTGCGAGGATCGTACAGATCCTGATTTGATTGCAGTCATCGAAGAGATGGGTAAAGAAGCAGAAGGTTGGGCAGCAGACATTGCAATCGTTGAAGTACCTGCTGGCGTTAAATGGCACATCCATGAGTATGATGGATTAGAGCATGTGGCTGAAGACCACAGAACATGGAGTTAATATGAAGACACTTGAAATTGGGTTCAGTGAAGATTATGAGGTACGTTTCAGCTGTGAAGAAATTCCACAGCCACCAGGAATGTATCACCTGCAGATTGTTTCAACATCTATTTGGAAAGAGCAAAAGATTGATAACAAGAAAGACTTCTTCCTAGAGAAGAAACAACTTATGATGATTTGTGATTATTTTAATGGAGTGAAAAATGAACTTAACGAGCAACAATAATATGGATTTTATTGCCTTAGCGAAAGCGTCTGGCACAAACTTGGAAGAACTGATTACATCAGATGAGTTTGTAGATTGGTTTAAAGAGTATCTCTCTGAGAAAGAAATCAATGTAACCTTTACCAAGAAAGATGGAACAAGTCGCAACATGCATTGCACTCGTGACTTCAGTAAGATCCCTGCGGATATGATTCCCACTGGTACTGGTGTCAAGACAACTGGCGATGCTGTTCAGGTATTCGATTTGACTATCAACGAATGGCGTTCTTTTAAAACTTCAACCCTAACACATATTGAGTGGCTATGACACAATCTATTTCATCTCCTGTTGATCGTGACAAGATCAAAAAAATGCTGGCAGAAATTTCTGGTAGCATGACACGTATCGAAGCCGAGCGTGATTACATTAAAGAATCCGTGAAGGAAATGTCAGCTGAGTTTCAGCTGTCCAAGAAAACATTGAACAAGATGGCTCGTGTATATCACAGACAGAACTTCAATGAAGAAGTTGCCTCGCATGAAGAATTCGAGGATCTCTATGAAACAATCGTACAAGGAAACAAAGAATGAAAACATTCGCAATCATCGGTGTAGTAGCATTGGTTATTTTCTTTCTAATCTTTGGACCACTGCTAACAATATGGGCACTGAACACTTTGTTCCCAGCACTTGCAATCGCTTACACATGGCAAACATGGGCTGCAATCGTCCTTCTTGGAATGTGGTTTCGTGGACTCGTGGACTTTAGGAAGTCTAAGTAACCCTACAGGGTTGAGGGTTATCACTTGACTTTAATTAGGTTCTCATGTATAATTATATTATAAACTGGAGCGATACATGTCGAATACTATAAAACGTAAACAATTAGCCGAACGATTGTTGGGTGCAAATGAGCCAAAGTTAACTGAGGGCGATCGTTACACATCGTCTCTCATTATCGCATTGAATCATTACAACTCAGAAAACGATGACAAGGACAAACAAAAGTGGTTTGTTTCTTATGTAGCGCAGACTGACAAGAAATTGGCAGTGGCGTTATTGAAGTTGGATCCTCATCTGTTTAGACATGCTGGTATCATCGCACGTTTGGTCATGCGTGAACAACCAGTTGCCGAAAAGGAATTGTCATTCCTACAAGAACGAACAGCTGTGCTTACTGAATTGACACAGAAGCCAGAGCCAGTTAAGGTTGTTGTTAAAGACGACAAGCCAGTGGCACCAGTGATCTCATTGCAAGATCGTATTGAAGCAAAAGCACGTGAGTTGGCTGGTGACTTTGATGGTGCAATTGATGACTTTGTTCTTGATGACAAGTCATTCGATGCCAAAGATCTCATGAAGCGATTGAATGCTTCAGGACCAGTGGCTAAGATTATAGGTTCATTCTACGTCAATACAGTTGAAGAACTAAACGAAGCCATCGAAGGCAAAGATCCTCAGTTGGTTGAAGGTTATTCAAACTTCAAGAAAGCCAAGCTGAAGAAACTTGCAGCATTGTATCAGTCAATCATTGATGCAGCAGGTGCGCAGGTTCAGGTAGCCAAAGCGACTCGCAAGCCACGTCAACGCAAAGAGAAGCCAGCTGGCGTTATCGTTGCCAAGATGAAGTACAAGAAGGAAGATACCGAATACGCTATCAAGTCTGTGCCAGCTTCTGGTATCGTCAATGCTCAGGAACTGTGGGTGTTCAATTCCAAGTATCGCAAACTGCAGGTATATCGTGCAATTGATCCAAAGGGTTTGTCTGTTAAAGGTACAAGCATCGTTGGTTACGATCCCGATAACTCTGGCTCCAAGACAATGCGTAAACCAGAGCAGGTAAGCGTATATGCAACGCTGACCAAGCGACCACTGAATCAGGCATTCAAAGGGTTGACCACGCAAGAGCAAAAGGTCAATGGTCGTATCAATGAAGAATGTATTCTATTGAAAGTGTTCCAATGAAAACAGTACAGCAACTAGAAACTGAAGCCATCCTAGCATTGGGTGAGTCTCATAACCATCAGCGTGAAGTAATCTACCGCATGGGAGAAAAACTATCAGAACTGGAACAACAACTTGCCATGGCCAATGACAGGGTTCGTCAACTAGAATCTCAACTGTATGGTGGCAAATAATGAGAATGATTTGTGACGACCACAACACATCATACTACTGGGTGGATGAAGAAACAGGCAAGCACCTAAGCCCACACTTTGATTATGAAGCGGATGCTGTGCAGTGGAAGCACAATATTGAAAATAAGATTTATGAACAACTCGAACAGAGATTGAGAGAAACAAAATGATCCTAGTTGATTACAGCCAAGTAGCACTGGCAAACTTCCTGTCCTTTAAGGCAGAACTAACACGTGGCTCTGAGGCTGAGATCATTAATCTCATTCGTCATTCTACCCTGTCTACACTCAAGTACTACAAGAAAAAGTATGGCAATGAGTATGGTGAGATGGTTATCTGTTGCGATGGTCGTAAGTACTGGCGCAGAGAATTCTTTGAACACTACAAAGCTGGTCGCAAGAAAGCACGTGATGCATCAGACCTTAACTGGACTTTGATCTTTGATACCCTGTCTCAGTTACGTAACGACCTCGTTGAGAATTTCCCTTACAGGGTTCTTCATCTCGATCGTGCAGAAGCCGATGACATTATCGCTGTGCTTGCAAAGTGGACACAAGAGAATGGTATGGTTCAGCAGGGACTGGTTGAAGAGCCACAAAAGGTTCTTGTCTTGTCTTCCGATGGTGACTTCATCCAACTTCAGCAGTACGATAACGTAACGCAGTGGTCACCGATGCAGAAGAAGTATATCAAAGCCAATATGAAAGAACTTCATGAGAAGAAGATTACTCATATCGTTAAGGCAGGTGATGATGGCATTCCAAACATCCTTTCAGCCGATGATGTGTTCGTTAAGGGCGAGCGTCAAAAGCCAGTGAGTGCCAAGCGACTGCAAGAGTTTATTGAGAATGGTTTTATCGCATGTAAGAATGATGACGAACGTCGCAACTGGCATCGTAACAGTACGCTGGTAGACTTCAACTTTATCCCAGAGGACATTCAGAACTCCATCGTAGATGCTTATATAAATAGTAAACCTGTCAAAGATAAGATGAAGATTATGACTTATCTTGCCAACCATCGATGCAAACTTTTATTAGAAGAACTTGAGGACTTTTAACATGGCTAGATTTATTCCTGAGATGCTTACGGAGATCAATGATGATCCCAAGACACTTGAGAAGTGGAAAGACAATGCAGCACTGAAGATATTGTTCAAGCATGCATTTGAGAAAGAACATAAGTTTGTGCTACCAGAAGGCGACCCACCATATACGGAAGATGCCGCACCGATTGGTATGTCACCAACAAACTTTACGCAAGAGATGCGTAGGATGTATGTGTTCTGTCGTGCAGATCTTCAACCGATCAAACGTGAAGCATTGTTCATTGGATTGCTGGAAAGCATTCATCCAAGTGAAGCAAAGATTTTGTTGGCAGTAAAGGATCAGAAACTAAATAAGATGTATCCAAAAATTACCGCAAAGCTGGTTGCTGAAGCTGGTATGATTACCTTACCTGTCAAAGAAAAGAAAAATGTCTAACACAATCATCCAAATTACCAATTCTGAGGGAAAGATCATTTCAGCCGAGTTGCGTAGTGCTGTACCCGAATCGCTACTTGTCTGCATTTACCGTGACTTTCATACCGCAAGGCTGGTTTCCGTAGCCATGGAGTGGCAAAAAGCCACGTCATCATGGCGATCTTCTGACGGATTCACCTGTGAATATGAGGTAGCTTCCCTTCCCAGAGAGGAAGTTTCGGTTCGGATCCCGTAAGTTGTTGATCTAAAAGGGATTTTCCCCACTAAAATAACCCTACCGAGTGTAGGGTTTTTCACATTTCGCTTGACGGAAATTCACTTTTCAGGCATAATTACTTTATAGTAATTAGAAAAGGAAATGAAATGAAACGTAAATTTGTGACTCGTGATATCCGTACTATCGTAAACGAATTCACCAAGCGCACCTATGAGCAGTCTGGCACATACGCTTATCCTGCTGGATACTTGGAAAGCATGATTGTTAGTTTGATCGCTGACGCACCTCGCCACAAGCAGGTTGAATGCTTGGCTTCTTTGCAATGTGCTAACTACTCTTTAGGAAAATAATCATGCGTGGAACACTTCGTACTTTGTTAGGTTTCTTTATCGTGTTTGGTGCAGTTGGTGGTATCGATAATGCCACTGACTCAGAATTATTCTTGATTGCTGGCATTACTGCCATTGGTATGTTGTTAATGTTGTCTGGCGTCAAAGCCATGAAGGAGATCTCATGAACGTATACGAAGGTGTTGACATGGCAGAAGTCAATCGTGACTTGGAAGACATCGCCAACAAAGAACGTGAGGCGATGACCGAAGCTGAATTCGAAGCCATGATGGATGCGATGGAAGCTGACTATCTCGCAAAGCAGTACGAAGCCGAATCGTATGATTTAGATGCAACTTATTATGGAGTGAAGTAATGAACAAAGAATTAAAAGCACTGGTGATTAAAGCAGGTGCACCACCACCATTGCTTGACGAAATTTGGTTTAACATCTTCTGCCAGCAATTTGCAGATGTGTTGTTGACTCAGGTTGAACAGGATGTTATGGAGAAAGAAATTAATGAATAAATTTGCAGCAATGAAACAAAAGAATGCGATTGACAGTGAGATTCTGTTAATCACGCAGGAAGAATGTGCCGAAGTAAGCCAAGCGATTAGCAAGGTTTTTAGGTTTGGTATGGATGATGAATACAAAGGCATTACTAATCGTGAACATCTCGAAGAAGAGATCGGTGACCTGATGTGTATGATTGATCTGTTGATTGAGAATGGTATCGTTAGCGAGTCGGCAGTAATGACTGCAAAGAACGAAAAGATGAACAAGCTGATGACATGGTCTGGCATTTTTAAGGAGCAGGTATGATTACGATTAGTGGAATTACCAAGCGTCAAAAGCGCATGCTAAACATCATGTGGAATTTGGATACCGAGGAAGACTACTTTGAGTGGTATGAATCTTTGGATGCCGAGTTGCAAGCTGAAGCGGATCTGCTACAGCGTTTGGTGATCTTGGAATCGTATGAAGAAGATCTCGGTGACTGTGTTGATGCCAAGAAAGTTCTTGGAAAATTTGCCAAACTTGACTAAGTCTGGTATACTTGTCGGTGTCGGTTATGATAAAGGATTATATTATGTATGATATTGAAGAAGAAAAGCCCAAGCATGCTACTGGCTTGATGGGTATTGACTACGAGACAGCAGATCGAATCACTCGGTTGACCTTAACTGAGTACCGAGATCGGTTGCAGCATGAATTGGACATGTGGAATGCAGATCCTCAGGATGAGACGAATCCCGATGGGTACTGGATGCATCCCGAAGATGTAGTGCGTAACTGCAAGACAGTTAAACTTATTGATGTGCTTTTACAAGATTTTGGTGGAGAATTGTATGCCTAATTGGTGCTATAACAGCGTAGTTATTTCTCATGATGATGAGACACTTATTGATGCCTTGGAACAGGAATTGATGAAGGGTGATGATGCCAAGGTGTTTAATCATCTTGTGCCTCGTCCAGTCGAAGAGGAAGAAAACTGGTACGCATGGAACATCAACGCATGGGGTACAAAGTGGGATGTGACTCCGTATGATTGGGATCGTGATGGTAATTCTATCACTATGACTTTTGATTCTGCATGGTCGCCACCGATTAATCTGTATGAAACACTGACTGAAGAAGGTTGGTATGTTAATGCAAAGTATCATGAGCCTGGATGTGTATTCATTGGAAAGTTTGAAGATGGCTTTGATGAATATTATGAGTACGACATTACAGACGAAGATGCAATCAATGAGTTGCCAGAAGAACTGATTGAGTTCGGTAACCTGTTGGAAGAGCATGAGAACTGGAAAGAAAATAATGAAGCTACAGACGAAACTGAAGATTGAGAATTTCTTTAATCAGATTCAGCGTAACTTTACGTTGATGGAATGGTTCGTTATAATGCTGGTTGTTTACATGTTGGGTAATGTATTGTTTAACTGGATCTTTAGATGAAACAAAAGTGGCTTGATGCGTTCATGGACACAGCCGAGCGATTTGCTCAGTTGTCGAGTTCGCGAAGATTGCATGTTGGTGCAGTTGTCGTAAAGGATAATCGCATCATCTCGATCGGCTACAATGGTATGCCAGCTGGTTGGACTAATGACTGCGAGCATAAGATCTATTGTGATGATGGAGATTATTCTGAACAGCTTCTTCCTAAGGATTCGAATCAGTGGGTAAAGTATAAACTTGTCACAAAGGATGAAGTTATCCATGCTGAGGCGAATGCCATAGCCAAGTTAGCCAGAGATGGCGAAAGCGGAAGTGGCAGTGCTATGTTTTGTACTCATGCGCCATGTGTGCAGTGTGCCAAACTAATCTATGGGGCTGGTATCACCAAGATGTTCTATAGAGACAGCTATCGGGATGCTGATGGGATAAACTTCCTTACAGCTACAGGTGTTGAGGTAATACCCTACAAAAAGTAAGGTTTTAATAAAATACTTGACGGAAATTCAAAACTGAGGTAGAATTGGTTATAAATACTTAAATGGAGTTCAAAATGAAAAAGATCGTAAAATTTGCAGTTGCTTCTCTTGTGGTTTCTTTTGGCTTTGCATCGACAGCGCATGCATGGGGCGAAAGAGAACAAGGTGCTCTTGCTGGTGTAGCTGGTCTTTGGATATTTCAACAATTGTCCAAGCCACAAGTTGTAGTTCAGCAACCACCAGTTGTGTATGCTCCTCCGCAAGTTGTGTATACTCAACCACCAGTTGTAGTATATAACCCTGTGAGACAATGGTGTGAGACCAGAGTTATTATCGACCAAAATGGTTTTCATCGCACTGCTCAGGTTTGTTGGTATCAGTAAGTTGTAAGTGTTGACTTTAAAAGAAAAGAAACGTATAATTCAATTATGTTAAAAATAGTTTGTTCCTCGTTGGCTAAACATCTACCACTCAATAGTGGCTGGACAAACACACGCCCACAGTCAACAGACGTATTTGCGATTGAGTATAGTGAGGGTTTTGGAAACTAGATTAGACAACAAGTCTACTTCCCAAAACCCTCTGAGATGAAAGTCCAGAGGGTTTTTTGTTTTAGGGCATCGTCCCAAATTAGATCTTTAACAATTTGAAGTTTCTGTTCCCTGATAGTGTAGCGGTAACACAGCTGACTTTGACTCAGCTATCGCAGGTTCGAATCCTGCTCGGGGTGCCATAATAAAGCATATTGCAAAGTATGCTTTGATATGATATGGGGGTAAAACTTTAAAGTGAAGTAACTGGCTTTTAACCAGTAAAACTAGGAGCGTTACCTAGTACCCCTACCAGATACAATGGTGTCCATAGTGTAAAGGTTAGCACCCAACTCTGTGAAAGTTGTAGAAAGGGATCGTTCCCCTTTGGATACCCCAGTGGTGATATAGCACAGCGGTAGTGCACTTCCTTCATACGGAATAGGTCGTTTGTTCGAATCAAACTATCACCACCAAAGATTAATATGGGTGTTGCCCACTACGGCAGTCTGTAAAACTGTTCCTGAAGGTAGTGAAGTCAAGGCACGTGGAGCGTTACCATCAACACCCACCATATTATGCCCCGATGACGGAATTGGTATACGTGTTGGTCTTAGAAACCAAATTTTGGGAGTTCGAGTCTCCCTTGGGGCACCAAGTATTTTGCATCGTTAACTCAGCGGTAGAGTGTCTCCCTTACAAGGAGAAGGTCGGCAGTTCGATCCTGTCACGATGTACCAGTTTTATGCCAAGATAGCTCATCAGGTAGAGCACCAGTTTGAAGCATTGGGTGTGGTCGGTTCGAGTCCGACTCTTGGTACCAGTTTTGCCTTATAGCTCAGAGGAAGAGCAATCGCTTGATAAGCGATAGGTCGACATTTCGAAATTGTCTAAGGCAACCATATCCCAATGGCGCAATTGGTAGACGCACCTCTCTCAAAAGGAGTCTGTTGAAGGTTCGAGTCCTTCTTGGGATACCAGATTATGCCCCATTAGTAAAATGGATGATTACGCTGTGCTACGAACGCAGAGGTGGAGGTTCAATTCCTTCATGGGGTACCAAAGTTTATGGAAGATAATGCAGCGGGGTTGGTCCTGCGACCAGCCTTGAAAACTGGGTTCTCAGAAATGGGATGGGGTTCGACTCCTCTGTCTTCCGCCAATATAAGGAGCATGATATGCAAATAACGAGAGCAGAACAGGCAAACATTAAACAGCATAACTTGGAGCAACGTCGTCTTCAAGACAAGAGAGATGAAGACTATCGCAAGGTAGTTGAGAAAAGATCGTATGAACGAATCATAGAAGATCGAGTTGATCGCAATCGTCGCCTGGATTTAGACAAAGGTAGGAATATAGATATTGAATGTTAGAGAGTGGGCAGGATGGTAATGCAGCAGTTTGCTAAACTGTAGATCCGAAAGGGTCAAAGGGTTCGACTCCCTTACTCTCTGCCAATACGGCATTCGTTCAACGGATAGGACATGAGTCTTCTAAACTCAGAATGGTGGTTCGATTCCTCCATGCCGTGCCAGTGTTCGGGCTGATAGCTTAATGGTAAAGCGTTCGACTCATAATCGATTGAGTCTGAGTTCAATTCTCAGTCAGCCCACCAGTGTAATGTTAAATAGAGGTAATGCAGTAAGAAAGGTCTAATATGAATATCCTAGCACTTGATGCAAGTGGTCTACCTAGAAAGTGGATCAACTTTGAAGATGCAATTACGTACCATGCCAAAGGGCAGGTTGTATGGTCTCTTGGAGATCCTGTTGCAAAGTTTCGTGGTGGTTTGCAAAATGATGGCACATTGTCTTACATCGAGTCGCCATCTATCATTGCGATCAAAGGTAAAGGATATTCACTTGACAAAGTCGGGAGAGTAATCCTGACAAACAAAACTTTGTTTGGTCGTGACAGACATCTGTGTGCTTATTGTGGTGATGTATTTTTACCAAGCAAGTTATCACGTGACCATGTTGTGCCTGTATCAAAGGGTGGTGAAGATAGTTGGACAAACGTAGTAACATCATGCGTCAAGTGCAATACGCACAAGGGTGCTAAGACACTTGAACAAAGTGGCTTGCAGTTGCTGTATGTTCCATACGAACCAAACCACTACGAGAATATGATTTTACAAAACAGAAACATTCTTGCTGATCAAATGGAGTACTTGTTATCAGGTGTTCCAAAGAACAGTAGAGTGCATCTGCTATAGTGCGATACCCGAGCGGTCTAAGGGCACAGCCTGCAAAACTGATGATTCGTGGGTTCGAATCCCACTCGCACTTCCAAGATAGTTGTTGACCTTAATTCAGGTTTAGTGTATAATTGATTTTTAGATGGAGAAAAAATGTTTAAAGATGATGTGGCACTGGGCGAATTTTTGGAATTTTTGGGTGACCTGTCCCTCGAGGGGGAGTCTTTTGAAATATGTCTGGCTGCACTGAAACTGCAGTCCGCACTGAAAGAAATTTATCCGCAGTATTGAAAATACTGCTTGACTTAAATTAGCATTTGATGTATAATTAGAGTTCTGAAGTCCTCTATTAGTCTTTACGTAAAGTCGGAAGCATGAGGCTTGGGGTGTGGCTCATCGTGAGATGCCCAGTCACCCCACCTTTGCACGATTCGTCTATCGGTTAGGACACCAGCCTTTCACGTTGGTAAGATGGGTTCGATTCCCATATCGTGTACCATATTAAATTGTATTGGGTTGCCAATGCCAGTAGGTAATTTAGTTCGCCCCCAACTGACGGAGTTGGACTGCTAAGTTACACGAAACCTTGAGATCATATCAGGAGGACGCTGGACAAAATTGGAACGTAATGTGGTTAACAGACAAGTCCATGGACGTCATGGTAGGGCAGGTTCAAAACTGTTATTTCTGTTAAACATCCCAGTATAATTTAATATGGTAAAGTTTATTCCCTAGTAGCACAGCGGTAGTTGCACTTGACTGTTAATCAAGGTGTCCGTGGTTCGATCCCACGCTGGGGAGCCAATATCGCGATGTATGGAAGTGGTCATCCGCCCAGTCTCATAAGCTGTGGAATCGCTGGTTCGAATCCAGCCATCGCAACCAAACGTGCCGAGTGTCTTTGGCTAATGTGATCCGCATGACGAGAAACAGTGTGACAACTGTAGGATGGTTCTTCTTCTGTAATGGAAGTCATGGGTAACCATGGGTCGACCTAACCAGCGTTGGCAACACGAAAGTCTTGTGCATGGCGAGTGGGTGGAAGGTACGTGTGATGGGTGCGATAGCGTCGTATCTTGATGTGCTATAATTACCACGATGTGCAGGAAGCAATGCCCTTGTAGTATATTGGTATTACAGTTGCCTTGTAAGCATCAAAAGAAGGTTCGATTCCTTACTGGGGCACCAAGTTTTTAGGTCTCAAAGTGTTCATGGACGCACATATGCCTGTCACGCATAAAGAAGGGGATCGTTACCCCTTGAGACCGCCATTGTTAAGTGTTATCAAGGTATCGTGTATGGACCCATACACTACTCGACAGTAAGGGTGCGACTGACACTGTCTGATATAACTGTTATTCGCTCGCCAGTGCTAGCTACATTTTTGGCAAATCGGCAGATAACACTTAACAATGGTTTTGGGGGATTAGTGATAATGGGAGCACATGTGCTTTGCAAGCATGAAGTGGGAGTTCGATCCTCCCATCCTCCACCAAAATATATCCGAGTGTAGCGCAGTCTGGTAGCGCATCTGGTTTGGGACCAGAGGGTCGCAGGTTCGAACCCTGCCACTCGGACCAACATCGAAGGTAATATGTTACATCTTATTGAAACTCTAACCGATAAGTTTTTTGAATTGCTTGCAGATGATCCTGTGAGACCAACCATACCACATGTGGACAGAGTTGGTGAGAACAAGGACATCTTTGTATTTCGTGATGAGAACGATACAGTGAAAGCTATTACCTGCGTCAGCTATCAGGCAACCATACCTACCAAGGAATCAGAGTTGTTTGAGCAATGCGACAATCCTACAATTGCGATCTTTTACACCATCTGGAGTTATGCTCCTGGTGCTGGCAGAAAACTAATCTTTGATGCAGTGCGACATATCAAAGAAAACGATACATGCATAGAACGATTCATTACACTTTCTCCAAAGACTGAGATGGCTAGAAAATTCCATCTAGGAAACAAAGCCATCATCCTAAGAGAAAATGAAGAGACTGTCAACTACGAATATATACAGGAGAAAACCAATGGCTAATGTTAAGCAGGGTAATCTTACAAAGAGTCCTCAGTGGTGGAAACACCTCAAGGACTTTAAGCGTTTCTTCTGGAAAGCAGAACGCAAAGCACAAAACAATGACATCAAAGGGAGACTGCATGAGTGATACACCATCTACATTTAAGCAACAGTGGGAAGCCAAGAAGTTACTTAAACGTGCAAAGAAGAAAGCCAAGCACCAGCTACAAAAAGAAGGTTTCTCTAAGAACGAAGCCACCAAGCAGGTTAACTCAGCATTGAATCGTATTGTGGCTAATCCGATTCGCAAAGCAAGTGGTCGAGGTGGATAATGAGTTATAGTCGCTGGGGTGGTTCTGTATGGTATAGTTTTTACAACTGCAGTTCAGGTGACACCAGAGACACTCAGGTGCTATCTCTGTGGTACAGCATGGATCATATCATCGACTGGTTGTATGCAGATCTAGAAGATGTTACAGCTGAAGATATTGTAGAAATGTATAAATGTACGCATGCAGAAGCTACAGAAGCCATGGAGATCATAGGCTGGTTCATGGATGATGTAATGGAAGATTATCCTGATGCACTGCAAATTCTTGATAAAATAGACAAAATCGGTGAGCCCAGATGATGGAATTGGTATACATATCAGACTTAAAATCTGAGTTCTGAGGGTTCGAGTCCCTCTCTGGGCACCAAACCCTCCCCATACAGGTAGAAAAATCCCTTTAAAATCAACAACTTACGTAATCCCCTCAGTTTCTGGGGGTTTTGCAGAAACTTGTTGACGGAAATTGGGTTCTCATGCATAATTATGTTATTGAGTTAGAAAACTGTTTGGAGATTAAATGATGAATGCCGTGAAAACTACTGTGAATTTCGATCGTGTTACTGGTAAAAACATTGTGATGGTCGGTGATGCTGGTCCTTTTAAGACTGCAAAAACTGGCGTTGAATTAGAACGTGCTGTTGAATTCTTTTTTAAGAAAGCCACTGGCGTGAAAAAAGATTACGATCAAATTATGGGTGGTGTGTCTGTGTCCTCTGAGCCAAAAGAAGAAAAGTATGACATCAATACACGATTCGGTTTCGTCGAGAAACTCGTGTCGATGGTTGCGTCTGGTGTCCAGCCCTCTGCTGTGATTACTGGTTCTGGTGGTCTCGGTAAGACATACACTGTTACAAAAACATTGCAGTCTTCTGGCTACAAAGATATCTCTGACTTGGCTGAGTTCCAAGTCGGTTCTGTGATTAACACTCGCAAGTGCTTTACCTTTGTTAAAGGTTATTCTACTCCAAAGGGTTTGTATCGCACTCTGTTCGAAAACAACAAGTCCATCATCGTGTTTGATGATTGCGATGCAGTGTTGAAAGATCCAGTTGCTTTGAACCTGTTGAAAGGTGCTTTGGATTCTTACGGCAAACGTATCATCAGCTGGAATGCTGACATGCGTGACGATGACCTGCCACGTAGCTTCAACTTCGAAGGTCGTGTGATTTTCATTAGCAACATGAGCCAAGACAAAATTGATCAGGCTATCCGTAGTCGTTCAATGATGATTGATCTGAGCATGACTCTTGACCAGAAGATTGATCGTATGGAGCACATTGCTTTGTCTGATGAGTTTATGCCTGAGTACACAAAGACTCAGAAGCAAGATGCTCTGGGTTTGATCCGTGACATCAAAGATGAAGCCAAGGAAATTTCCCTGCGCACTTTGATCTCGGTTACCAAGATCCGTGCCAGCAACGATGACTGGAAAGATCTTGCTACTTACATGTTGACTGCTTAAGGAGAAAGGTATGAGTATAATGGCTGAGATGGTTATGGAAATACAATCTGATATCGCTGATGGTATCCTGTCCTTTGGTGCAATTGCTGAACGATATAACATTAATCGTGCGGATGTGGAATTGATTGCCGATGAGATGATGGAACAGCAATACGATGAGTCAATGGATGGTGACTTTGATTCTGCCATGGCCAGTGCTGGTTATGGAACTGACGAAGATTATGGTTATTATGGAGATGAATGATATGTACGTATCTTATACTGAAGCCCGAGTGGCTACCCTACAATATAATCAAGAGCATGGTTCGTTCTTTGATCGTGGATCCGCTGACTCATACTATGGTCGTGAACCGATTCCCCATCGTGGTGGTGTAGGTGGTGCTTCTGGTCCAAGAATTGAATCCAACCATCCTGAAGATGTTCAGGCTTACATGGCTGGTTATGAGTTCAACGAAATGTATGGCGACAAGAAAGACTGGGGTTAAAATGATATTAGAAATGGCCAATGGCTCTAAAAGAAAGTTTGATGTCAACAACAAGAAAGATGTTGAGTTGTATAGAACTTTTTTAATGACTCGTCGTTGGGGTGGCACTGGTTGTCCTTTTGTTTTAGAATTCCCGCATCTGACGATCCCAGATATGATCAAAGATAAGATGATGCATAAGTATATGAAGATAGAAATTTAAGTCTCGCTGGTGTAATGGCAGCACGATGGTCTCCAAAACCATTAGTCGGAGTTCGAGTCTCTGGCGGGATGCCAAATAATGCAGGTATAATTCAGTGGTAGAATGTCTCGTTGCCAACGAGAATGTCGTCGGTTCGAACCCGACTACCTGCTCCACGTTTTCGCAGGGTTCGTATAGTGGTAATACCTTAGCCTTCCAAGCTAATGCTGAGAGTTCGATTCTCTTACCCTGCTCCAATTTGCTGATATGGCTCAGTCGGTAGAGCACATCCTTGGTAAGGATGAGGTCACCAGTTCGATTCTGGTTATCAGCACCATAGTTTGGAAACAGACTTGACGGAAACTTCAAATTGGAGTATAATTATATTATGAATGATCTCTTTAAACCTACCTTTGACTGGATTCGTGATGACTTTGTTAGTAATCGCACTCGTTTTCTTGTGGAGTTGCTTGCTTGGGCTATCAGCATTGGCTGTAGTATCACGATGGCACTCACTGTCCCCACTCCCCCTCTTCTTGCTTTGTACCCTGTTTGGATCGCTGGTTGCGCCATGTATGCTTGGGCTGCTTATACTCGGCAATCGTTTGGGATGTTGGCTAACTACATCCTGCTTACCCTTATCGACACAGTGGGTTTGATAAGGATGCTAACATGAAGTGGTTACGCTATTCAGGTATAACTTTGGGGATGACTCTCAATCCCTTTCACTGGACGTTTGTTGCTCGTTGGATTAAGCCAACTGATATGGATCCCTGTCAATATGGGTTCTATGTTTCGCTGGGATTTATTTGGTTGCGTATATGGATTGATAATGGAGACTGGTAATGAAAATCGAAGATGCAGATTTTGTTTTGACAAGAAGCCAAATTTTAAAGCTGGCAGAATTGGCCAATCATTTTAAAGACACAAAGTTTTTTAATCTGTACGAAACCAATGACAATGGTATCGGACCATCAACGCATGTTCGGTTCGATCTGTTTGAAGAGGATGATACGAAACTTAACATAACTGATGTGAGTACATGGTAATGGACGACAACAAACTTGAGAAAATCGCTTATGAGATTGATGACTTTCTTGCAGAGTTGATTACGAAGTATGAATTGGATGCGCTTGTTGCATCATCTATCATACTGGCTCGTTTGACTCGCATGAATGTTGAGGTAGATGGCGGAGAAGAATTTAAAAACCTAATGCGTAGCGCAATGGGTAAGACACTTGAACGAAATAATATACACTAGGAAAAACTATGAAAATCGCAATTTGCTCGGATGTCCACCTTGAATTTGGACAATTGAATTTGGAGAATACTGACAATGCTGAAGTTCTTGTTCTATCTGGTGATATCTGTACTGCTGTTGATCTTCGTGTTACCGATAGCATTCTTTCTTCTGCCAAAACTGATCGCTATCTTGATTTCTTTACTGCTTGTAGTCGTAACTTTCCTCATGTGGTGTATGTCATGGGCAATCATGAGCATTATCATGGCGACTATGCTACTTCTGCTGGTTTTCTAAAAGATGCCATGAAGCAATGTGGTGATAACATTCACTTCCTCGACAAAGAAGTTTGGGAACTGAACGACCATGTGTTTATCGGTGGCACTCTTTGGACTGACATGAATGGCGAAGATGAGATGACGATGAATCATGTGTCTCGTCGTATGAACGATTTTCAGATCTGTGAGAACAGTGCGGAGATGGTTAACTACAGAACATTTGATACTGAAGATGACCACAAGAAAGTACGATTCAAAACTCGTCCAGCAACTTTGTCTCCAAGGCATGTAGTGGAAGACCACAAAGCCATGCTAAAGGTAATTGAAGATACTTACGACAACACTCCTCCATGGAAGACTATTGTTGTTTGTACGCATCATGCACCAAGCAAAGGTTCTGAGCATCCACGTTACAAGACGGATCAATTGATGAATGGTGCTTACAATTCTCAGTTGGATGGCTTTATCATGGATCGTCCAGGTATCAAACTGTGGACTCATGGTCACACTCATGAAGACTTTGACTACATGATTAAAGGTTGCCGTGTTGTTTGCAACCCTCGTGGTTACATTAACTACGAAGATCGTGCAGATCGTTTCGAACTTAAATTTGTTGAGGTATAATATGGGACTGTTGAAGTCTATTCGTGAATGGTTTGTCAATGCGTTTAAAACTAGATGCACTGGCGACTGCAACCAAGGAAGGAACTGCACATGTCGGATTACAGACCAGATAAGTGGGTAGTTGTTAAAATTACTAGCAAAGAATATCCAGCAATTCATAAGGTGTTTGCCTGTTGGTATGGTGGATGGGCTGGTTCTGATTCATGGAAGCTGAACAGTGGTATTACCAAAGCTACTCTCGAAGGCAATGTATATTCCTTTGAGGGTAGTTCTGGTTCTGTTTATGAATGTCACAAAGACTGCTACGGAACGAATGGGTATGGTAGTGGTGTTCTCAATAATATGATTGACAGAGTTGAGAAGATTGGTGGAACAGTAGAAGTCCTACCAGAAGAAACGAATTGGTTGGAGATAAATTATGAGTAAACCCTGCAATGAACATCCTGATGCACCCCATGGGTTCATGCGAGACGCATCTCATGACGCAGGGGAATACGTTTGTGAATGTCATTTTTGGAACCCAGAGGAAGACTATCATAGCGACAAAGGTTATGAAGTTGGAACATTGGAAGATTGTGAAGCATTTGACCGAAAACGAAATATGAAGTATACTATAACTGTAGAGGAAGATCCTGTAACTGGTGAACTTGTTTTACCTTTTACGGATGAAATCATAGAGCAAGTGGGCTGGAAGATCGGTGATACGATCGACTGGAAAGATAATCATAATGGGAGTTTTACCTTGAGCAAAGTTGATAAAGTTTGGGTAATGGTTGATACGATCTTTACCTATCGCATGCGTTACTGCGTGCAAGCACCTGCCAGCAATCCAGAGTATGCTTTGGATGACGTAACGATGGAAACTGCAAAAGAGTTTTCGCAGTTGCCTATTGGGGAACACATTGTTTCTCATCGAGTTGTTTCTGAAGCAGAAGCAATCGCCATGTGTGATGTTGACAATGACTACTGCAAAGAATGGACTTCTGAAAAGAAGGTTGAAGTGTTTTTTACTAAAGAAGGTGAAAAGGTACAACTATGAAATATACGCTGACATGTGAACAAGGTTCTTTTAAGAACACAGTGCAGTTTGAAGAAGACTTCCTGCCGTCTGTTCTAGAGAATATGCAACTGTTTTTAAAGGGTTGTGGCTTTCACTTTGATGGTACGTTGGATATCATTAACGAAGAAACTGAAGAACTGTATAGCGACACCCATGACTTTCGTGGTATGGACTGGGAACAAACTGTTAAGGTTACTAACCTTAACCAGACAGATATGTTTGACTCCATGGATCTTCAGCATGCACCCAATTACTACGATACAGAGAGAAACAAATAATGGGAATGCCACTTGATGTTCTTTTGTTTCAGCAGGCATGTGACCAGAAATCTTCTGAGGCTAACGCTGATCTATACAAACTGTTGATCTCAGAAGAGGTCAAAGAGTTTTGGGATGCTGATGCTGAAGAAGATGACGTAGAAAGATTGGATGCCTGCATGGATATGATCTGGGTTATACTTGGATACTGTCACATGAAAGGTTACAATGTTGCTGGCGCATGGGACGAAGTTGTTCGTACCAATATGGCAAAGGTTGATCCAGTAACAGGCAAAGTCCGTCGTCGTGAAGACGGAAAGATTCTTAAACCAGAAGGGTGGAAGCCACCCGATATGAGTAAATTTATAAAATGATTACGTTATACTTAGACATGGATGGTGTGCTTTGTGATTTTCATAAAGCATACATCGCACTACCTGGAGTTGTTCCAGGAGAATTCGATCGCAAGAAATTTCGATCAGCAGTTCTCGATTACAAAATCTTTGAAGATCTGGATATGATGCCAGACACTCAAGAACTGTTGAACCATGTTTCTAAGTTAAATGTTAAAATTGAGATCCTGACTTCCATGGGTACGCATGACCCATTTCAGGGTAACGAAGCCAAGCATCAGAAACAACACTGGTTGAACAAGCATAACATTCCTTACAGGGCTAACTTTGTTCGCAGTAAGCCAGAAAAGGCTGAGTATGCTACACCAACATCTATCTTGATTGACGACTCTATTGGTTGCGTCAAGCCATTTGAGTTTGCTGGTGGTCATGCGATCCTTCATACAAAGGCAAAGAAAACTATTGCAGAACTGGATAATCTCATCCTTCAAATCACTGCATTGAGCACACTACGATGAACATCTTCTATCTTGATAATGATCCGAAAGTCTGTGCAGAAATGCATGTTGATAAACATTGCGTAAAGATGATACTTGAATATGCTCAACTTCTTTCTACTGCTCATCGTATTCTTGATGGCACTGAATTTACTGGCGTCAGTAAAACTGGTCGGAAACAAACTCGATTCGTTCTTTCTGACAGCCGTGAATCTGTTCTGTATAGTGCTACTCATGTCAACCATCCTTCAGCTGTTTGGGTAAGAAAGTCCTACGAAAACTATGAGTGGTTGTATCAACTGTTCGTTTCGTTGCTGAACGAATATACCTATCGCTACGGCAAAGTTCATGCGACACAAAGGTTAGTGGATGACCTGTATACACCACCAAGCAATATCCCGAAGGGTATCGGATTCACCGAACCAACCCCAGCCATGCCAGACACCTACAAAGTCTCTGGCGATTCCATTTCGTCATATAAAAACTACTACCTCGGTGACAAACAGAGGATGTTCTCATGGAAAAATCGTCCAACACCAAACTGGATTCGCTAAATACTATTATCCCATTACTGGAACATTGAATGCCTACATATAGTTTTAGAAATAAAAACACTGGTGAGATACATGATGAAGTTATGCGCATCGCTGCTAGAGAGCAGTATCTACTAGATAATCCCCAACTCGAATCAATCATAACAAGTGCACCTGCATTTGCTGGGGATCATATCACAATCAAAACCGACTCAGGATTTAAGGAGGTGCTACAGAAGATACATGAACGAACCCCAGGAAGTCAGCTAAACAAATCTTCATCTCAACTCTAAGGAAGTCTAAATGGCTCGTACCGCAGCAGCAAAAAGAATAGATAATGTACAAAGTGAGCCAGTTAAATTAAAGACAGTGAATAATCAATTACGCATACGAATTGATGACCTAAAAACTTTTCAACCCTTAACAGACAATCAAAAGTTATTCTTTGAAGCGTATAAACGTGGTGACTATTTCATGGCACTGCATGGTGTCGCTGGAACAGGTAAAACCTTTTGTGCGTTATACAAAGCGATTGAAGAGGTACTGGATAAAGCAAATCCTTTCAACAAGATTATTGTAGTTCGTTCCGCAGTTCAGTCTCGTGAGATTGGACACTTACCAGGAGATGTGGATGAGAAGATGGAAATCTATCAACAGCCATATCGTCAGATTTGCCATACACTGTTCGATCGCAAAGACGCATGGGACAGATTAGAAGAACAACATCATATCGAATTCATCTCTACCTCATTCATTCGTGGTATGTCCTTTGATGATGCAATCATTATTGTTGACGAGATGCAGAATATGACGTATGAGGAAATTGATACAGTCATGACACGTGTTGGTTATCGCTCCAAGATTATCTGGTGCGGAGACTATCGTCAGACTGATCTAAATAGACGTAAGAACGATGTTACAGGAATTCTTAAATTCTTTGACATCGCCCAGCACATGAGTGCTTTCACAAGAATTGAATTTACCGTAGATGACATTGTACGTTCGTCTTTGGTTAAAGATTATATTTTGGCCAAACTCCGTTACGAAGATTACGAGGATAAAAAGAAATGATTACTGTAGAACAATTTACCGAAATGTTCCCAAAGAACAAAAACCCACAGGCATGGACAGCAGCACTAAATGAAGTGTTGCCTACCTACAAGATTGATACACCAGAACGCATTGCATCGTTCCTTGCTCAGTGTGGTCATGAGTCTGCTGGATTCACTGTGCTTCAAGAAAACCTAAACTACTCTGCTGATGGTCTAAACAAGATCTTCAAGAAATATTTTCCTACACTTGATTCCGCACAACCATACGCACGCAAGCCAGAGATGATTGCTAATCGTGTTTATGGTGGTCGCATGGGCAATGGCGACGAATCGTCTGGTGAAGGATATAAGTTCCGTGGACGTGGTCCGATCCAGTTGACTGGTAAAGACAACTACGCTGCATGCTCTGACTTTTTGTTCCAAGACGACACATTGATTCAGAATCCAGATATGCTTCTTGATCCAGAGTACGCATTGCACTCAGCATGCTGGTTCTGGTGGAAGAATGATCTAAACAACTACGCAGACTCTGCTGATCTAGTTACCATGACCAAGCGTATCAATGGTGGCACTATCGGTCTCGAAGATCGTATTAAACATTACAATCATGCGATGGAAATCTTTGCGTAATGTTCAACCGCATATATCATGATATTCCAAAATTGGAACGTGCCACCGCACCTGATGGCAGTCGAGTTTATAAGACGCCATCGGGTCGAGCCTATCCTAGCGTCACAACAGTTACGGGACAGTACAACAAAGCAGCAATCATCGAATGGAGAAACCGAGTCGGAGAAGCAGAAGCCAACCGAATCAGTTCAACAGCTGCAAAGCGTGGAACCAGAGTCCATACCCTGTGCGAATCCTATCTCAACAATGAGTCTGTTGAACCAAATATGTTTGATGCAGAGACTTTCAAAGCAATCAAACCATACCTAGATAACATACAAGACATTCACTGTCTTGAAACTGCGTTATACTCAGACCACTTAGAAGTTGCAGGAACAGTTGATTGCATCGCTAAATATAATGGTAAGATGTCTGTCATTGACTTTAAAACTTCCAAGAGAAGAAAGAGTCGTGATGATATTCACAATTACTTTATGCAATGCTCTGCCTATGCAGTCGCCTTTGAAGAACGCACTGGTGTTCCTGTAGGTAAGATTGTTATCATAATGGCAGTTGATGATGACGACACGATAATCTTTGAAGAGAATCGTGATGAGTGGATCAATGGGTTCATTGGACTCAGAGCGGATTACAAATCTTGGAAAGGTATTTAATGAACGACAAGATGAAGATATGCATAGTGTGTGTAGAGTACAATGCAGAAAAGAAAGTCTGTAACAAATGTGGATGCTACATGCCGTTAAAGAGTACGATTCCCTTTGCCAAGTGTCCACTGGGTAAATGGTAATCATGGAACGATTGACTTAAATTTAAAAATAGGGTAAACTTATGTTATATCTTGATTACACCTTTGATCTAAATGATAACATGATCGGGTTCGACAAGGAATTAAAACTCCATGGGCATGTTAATGGAAACAGTTGGGGCAATTTGCCTGAGAGTTGGAAAGAGGGAGATCTTTGGAAACTCATGCTCGATGCCAACGGAAAAGTTTGTATGATGAGGATTAAGGATAGTGCAAGTAACATTTAAATTGGTTGAGTACAGAGATGCTGGTATGATGACATACACATACTTCTGGACATTGAACAGTAAACATGTTGGACCATATTTTAATAGTGAGAGCGAAGCAAAAGATTGGCTGAACGAAAGATTGGCCATTTGATATTGCTGTATGAAGCAAAGAGAAAAGTGTCTTGGACGAGGGTTCGATTCCCTCCACCTCCACCAAAAGTATTCTAAACTGGACGCAGGATCTAAGAAGGTTAAAAGTGGGTTGATCACCACAAGTAAGCTGGAGATCGAGAATGCTTTTGATGGGGGTGACTAGGTTTCGACAGGGCAACAAGTAAATGCGTGGACAGCACGACACAGATAGTCGTAAAAAGTAAAACAACGTAAACGCAAACGACGAACAGTTCGCATTAGCAGCCTAAACACTGCTTAGGGTTTCGGTAGCTTTCCTCGTAACAGAATAAGCTACCACAAATTTGAGAGTTGGTAGGTCTCTTTAAAACCTATCGTTAGTTAGTCTTTGCTAATCAACAGCAACCGATACCTTAGTATCTTGTACTGTAATGATGGTGACGAAGCTGATGAATTTGTTAGTTTAACTTTTTAATTTTCTAAGGAAATGATATGAAAACATTGATCGCTACAATTTTGTCCGCATTCGCTTTGACATCTTTCGCTGCAGAGCCAGCTAAAGCCACAGCACCTGCACCAGCCAAGGCAACAGCACCAGCTGTAGCTACACCTGCGCCAGCACCTGCTAAGGCAGAGGCTAAGAAAGAAGAGAAGAAGGTAGAAAAGAAAGCCGAAGCTAAGAAGTAATTAGTTTTGCTGGGTGGGGATGAAAGTCTCCACCCATTTATTCTAAGGAAAACAAATGAAACATTTAATCGCTACACTCTTAATGGCATTTACTGCTAGCACCTTTGCCGCAGAACCAGCCAAAGCCCCACAACAACCTGCTGGTGCCAAAGAGCGCAAGCAGGTTACCCCAGATTTTAGCAAAAAGAAAGAAAAGGCTCCAGCCAAGAAGCCAACTTCTAAGCCAGTTCCTGCGCCAAAGAAAAAGCCAGCCACTGAGCCAGCGAAGTAAAAATGCCTAAATAATAGACAGTGGGTTGAAGGATCCCAATAAAACCTTCATTACACACAACACAAAAGGAGTATTTTATGTCAAATATGACACCCTTCGAGATTCGCCTCGAACTTTTAAAAATGGCGAAAGACATGCTTTCCGAGGACTATCATGGAAAGCGTGAAGTAATTAGCAACGACTGGCATATGAAAGTCGAATCTGCTAAACTAAATGGTGGCGTGATTCCTGATCATCCAGGATTCCCAGTCTACCCTGCTGAAACCGATATCATTGCGAAAGCACAGATACTCAATGGTTTCGTCAGCAATATCCCACTAGAAATTAAGACTAGCAAAAAGTCCACCTGATAGGGATCGAGGGTGTGCATCCGCACACCTTCCTTAAACTAAGAAAGGAGATGACTTTGCCTAAAGCAAAATTCCAAATCATCGCAACATTTATAGTAGTCCTACTGACTGCTATAGCAGTAACAATAGATCAGAGATCACTACTCCCGATCAAAGCAACATTCAAACAGCTAACACCTACAGCGCAAAAAGAAGTATTGTGTTTGGCTGATAACATCCTGTTCGAAGCAGGACATGAACCAAAAGATGGTCAAATGGCAGTTGCCGTTGTCACACTCAATCGCCTCAAGTCAGGCAACTTTGCAGATTCAATCTGTGGTGTGGTAAAACAAAAGACTGGCAACGTCTGTCAGTTCTCATGGTGGTGCGAAGACAAACCGAGAATGACTTCCATTACAAGAAACTTGACTAGTGCTCAACAGTCGGTGTATAATTCTATATTAGACATGGCAGTGTACGCATACCTTAACTCTGAAATATTAAGAGACAATACAAAGGGTGCTACCTACTACCATGCTGATTACGTTAATCCTAACTGGAAACGTCTAGAGAAAACAGTGCAAATTGGAAGACATATATTTTATAAGAATGGAGAAGTTGATGTCAAATATGATGAAAAAGCTAAACCTAGCACTGGAACAGGACGATTTAAGCCACTCGTATTTTCTACTAATGGAAGAGATTACAATGGCTACCTGCAAGCAAACTATCGAATGGATTTTTGATTCGAACTTTGCTGAGGAACGACCAGAAGTTCTAAACTTGATTGTTTGTTCTCCTGGTGGTGATTTGAATGCTGCGTTTGCAGTAATTGATACAATGCGTGGTAGTAAGATTCCAGTCCATACGATCGGACTCGGACAGATTGCTTCCGCTGGATTGTTAATCTTTATTAGTGGTGTCAAAGGTAATCGTGTTCTTACACCGAACACTTCTATCTTGTCTCACCAATATACATGGGGTGCTTTTGGTAAAGAACATGAACTGTTTGCTACCGTAAAGGAGTTTGATCTTACAACCAAACGACTAATTGCACATTACAAAAAATGTACTGGGATGAACGAAGCCCAGATCCGTGAAGTTCTTCTGCCACCGCATGATGTATGGCTTGATGCGCAGGAGTCTAAGAAACTTGGTCTTTGCGACTTAGTGAAAGATCTTAAATAGGAGAAAACTTTGAATCATGAAAAACTCACACTCATTATCTGCACAACGATTGTTGTACTCAGTGCTATCTTTGGTTGCACCTACTACTACACAAATCAATCTAAAATTATGGCAGACACGATTGCAGCTGCTTCAGCGAAAGGTGTTGACCCACTAGCAGTACGCTGTTCCTTTGCGTCAAACCAAGACACAATCTGCTTGGTCTATGCGTCAACCCTTCATTCTGGCTCGCCCAGCCCAGCCTATAAAAAGTAATACTTTTAGGTTACCACAGGAAATAACCCTACCGAGTGTAGGGTTTTCCGCATTAGGGCTAGGATTCCCCTGAAAATAACCCCAAAAAGACCCTTTTAGGACTGCTTAGATCGCCCTAGGATCGCTTCAGAGGGTTTCGGGGGAAGGTTACCCACCCCTAAGTCCGAAAAGGGCTAAAAACACCCCAAAAAGCGTTGCGAAAAAGCAACGAAAATACCTTTCCAAACTTGCAGAAAACACTTGACGGAAATTCAGAATACAGGCATAATTACTTTATAGTGATTAGAAAAGGAAACGAAATGACTGAATTTGAAAAAAACTGCTACGGTATGACCGAAGCCCAAATCCGTGAAGAATACATGAACGGCATTACTGCCAAGTTTTCTGGTCTGGAAATGGTTGCGATGAGTGTGTTGTCTGATGCGCAAGAATTGATGACCTTTGGTCATGACCAAGCAACCGATCAGGCTCGCAAAAACATCAACATCGCAAAGTTCATTCTGTCAGAAATGATGGAAGCCAAAATGTCTGCAACAGTTTAAGGGGAAATTATGAGTCAGGTATTGTACAAATCAAAAGCCGAAATGCGTGTCGAGGGTGAGAAGGCTCTCAAGAAATTCTTGAAGTCTGGTGGTGTCGTTGAGATTGTCAAAGCCAAACGTGCACCCAAGCAAAAAATGCGTGCCAAGAACAGCAAGGGTTTTCTTGGTAGCACTGCTCCCTCTGGCGTAACCTCTTCTAACTTTTGGAGATAATATGAAGATCGTAATCACAACTCAGTTTCGCGAAAACTATGGTGCTCATGATTGGGATGGCACAGGTGAGTGCCCTCAGTACTGGAAGTTTAAGGGTGGTTCTGAGTACATCATCGACAACATCCAAGAGCATGTCAAGATGAATGACTTCTTTGGCAAGAAGTGCGAGATGATCGTTGACGGAATCCGTGCCAAGATTGAGCACAAGAGTGACTACGCAGAAGAGTACATTCTTGGCTGGACGATCGAAGAGGACAGCTACATGTCTGAGTTCGAAAGATCGCAGTTGGAGTATGATGGTGTTATCACATACAAAGAGCCACGTTTAGATATCGATGGCAACCTTGTGAAAATCTTGCAAGCTGCTTGACTTTAAATCATTAATAGGGTATAATTACATTATGGAAATTACAATCAGAAAAGTCGCCAATGGTTACATTGTGCGCACAGAGGGTGAAGACCCTGTCGAGGGTTTCGTGACGAAGGAATTTATCTTCACGAGAAAATCGCAGGTCATTAAATTCTTTAGAGAAACTTTCTCAGCGGGAGAGTAAACATGGGTATGATATTTGTTCGTGACAAATCTTCCAAGAAGCGTAAGCCCACAAAGGCTCAACGTGAATTGAAAGAGCAGTGGGAAGCCATGCTGAAGAAGTACGAAACAAAACCTGTATCGGGTAGAGCAGTTGCATTGCCAAAACCCAAGGCATACGTGCGGGAAACTGCATATCATCCTAGTTTGAATAGTGGTCATCATGACACCAGTGCCAAACCTGCAAAGGTTTACACAGGAACTAAGATGCTTGGTATTGGTACAATGCACAAGTCAAACTCGGTGCCAATCTTCAGTAATGAGGAAGCAGTAGAAATCGCAACGATGCGGAGGGGTTAATGTTCTTTAACCTTATGGCTGCAGCACTTTTAGTTCTTGCTGTGTTGTTGTTGATTCTTGGTAATGTTAGCTGGGGTTTGTGTTGCCTAGCTGGATTCTTTTTGATTAAAATTTGGAGTTGATTATGGAACTTTCTATTACAGAAATGCGTGACAAAGTATCACTGTGCGTTGTTGATCAAGACATGGACGCACTGGCAAAGATACATAACTTTCTTTTGACCCAGTCCAAGATCATGGACAAGTGGTTCGACAAGTATCTCGACATGTTCGAGAAGAAAATGAAACCTGATGAACCGAATACCAACATTTGGAAAATGTATCACAACAAGTCCAATGAGTATTCAGAACTTCAATCACTAATTAGGACTACAGATGCTTACCTCAGAAAATACAAATCAGTTTAGTACTGCCTCATCGTTCTCTCTGTTCATTGAGAAACGAGCCAGAGAAAAACGCATGCCGTATATGGATGCTGTGCTTGAGTATTGCGCAGAGAACTTTATTGATCCGCAGGACATCGCTTCACTGATTAACAAATCCCTCAAGGATAAGATTCAGTTGGAGATGATTAACGCAAACATGCTACCTAAACAGGCACAGCTGGATGTTTAAATACACTTGGTTAGCCGTACCAGTTTTAATCTTTTTTATTATGATGGGTGCGATTGTTTTTATGGGAGAGCAGGCAGACAAGAACACCATCAGGTATGATTGTCGTCAGTTGATTGGTGGTTGGCATCCCGATGTTCCACCTGAGGTAATTGAAGAATGTAGGAAACGAAGTGGACGGATTTAATGTATACAAATACTACATGGCTGTTAAGTTGCACTTTACCACTGATGGCTATGACGTATTTGAAACTAATGGACATGTGAAAGGATCACGAGATGTATTTTCTAGCCGTAATGATAGGTTCATTTTTGAGAAACTTGGAAGAAAGTTTGATAAACCTTTTGATGTCATACAGTATTTTGTTGCGAACTTTGCTTATGGTAACGATGCCGTGGTATACTGCGATGCTGAGTCAGATGCTAATCTCGTAACATGGCAACGAAGAAAACAATCCCTAACACAAACATTTAAAAACGACATTGACGCATTATTGCTACATGTTGAAAAGAACAAACACACACATGACAGAGTCTTCAAATTCGTACAGGGTGACCACCCAGAACTACTCAAGTTGTTTCTTGGAAGTCACATCAGTATTGAAACTATGGTTATCCTCGATTCATTCGAGAACTATCTTTCTGATTGGAAGTCAAATACAAACTTGCTTTGGGAAGAAGAATATCGTAGAATCATTAAGTGTAAGAGATTCATTAAGTTTGACTCTTCCAAGCTAATGACAACCTATCAGGAACTAAGTGAGGGATTTACATTCTGATATCATGGGCAATAGTAAACGTAATTTCAGTCATGAGTACGATGACGAAGAGCGCAATAACAAGCGCAAGAAGCACCCGAAACATTCACCAAATGTCAAGGGACAAGGTATGAGAACGCTAAATAGTTATGTTGAGGAAGAAGACTTCGATCTAGAAGACGACGACCAAGACGAAACAAAGATACGTTTTTATACAACACATTAATATACTTTTTATACAAGGAAACATACGATGGACATTCAAGCACTCCGCAACATGCGTAAAACAGACTTCAGCAAAATCTCTGCTGAGTTTGACAAGATTGCCAACCCAGAGGCTGGTGGCAAAAAATCTTATCAAGACGATCGCTTCTGGAAACTAGAAGCCGACAAAGCAGGCAACGCAACTGCTGTAATCCGATTCCTACCACGTGTTGAAGGCGATGAACTCCCATGGGTTCGTATCTTCAATCATGCTTTCCAGGGTCCAACTGGCAAGTGGTATATCGAAAACTCTCTCACCACACTCAACGAAAAAGATCCTGTTGGAGAACTCAACTCCAAACTGTGGAACTCTGGCTCTGAGGAAAACAAGAAAGTCGCACAAAAGCAAAAGCGTAAGTTATCTTACATTGCCAACGTGTTGATCATCTCTGATCCTAAGCATCCTGAGAACGAAGGACAGGTTCGTTTGTATAAGTTTGGTAAAAAGATCTTTGACAAGATCATGGAAAAGGCTAATCCTACCTTTGAGGATGAAAAGCCAGTTATCGTATTTGATCTTTGGGAAGGTGCAGACTTTAAACTGCGTCAACGTAAAGTCGATGGTTACGCTAACTATGACCAGTCTACCTTTATGGAACCATCCGCATTGTTCGGTGGCGATGAAGACAAACTGTTGAAGGTTGTTAACTCACAGGTTAAACTGGTTGAGTTTACTGATCGTAAGAACTTCAAGACCTTTGAAGAACTCGCTCGCAAGTTGAACGATGTTCTTGATGGTGGTTCTACTCCTGTTGCTTCTGCTGCTAATATGGCTGAAGATGAGAACTACACACCACCAGTGCGTACACCTGCGCCAGCTGCAAAGCCAGTAAGTGTAGCAAAGGTTAGTGCTGGAGATGATGAAGACGTAATGTCTTATTTCCAGAAGATTGCTGACGAAGCATAATCGCTTCTAGCATTGAGAAAGCCACCTTCGGGTGGCTTTTTTGTTATGTACCGTATCGTTTCTGCATTTGATTCTGAACACCTTGATTTGGATTACGCACTGGTGGCTTAATCGCATAGGTGCTAGAACTATTGTTGTTAACGCTACTCATTGGAGCAATAACTGTGCTTGACGAAGAAGCTGGAGCATTCTTTGCCATCTCGCTTTCAGCAGACTGTGCAGCAACCTGATTGCCTGTCTGTGGTTGCGATGGTGTGAGTTTTGCTGATGTGCCTTCAGCGATCTGTTTTAATTTATCTGCACCACCGAATGCTTCGATGTCTCGCTTGCTGCCATTATCAAGAATGTTCTTAGCTTCTTCTGCAGTTATCTTAGCCTTAGACATATCCGGATTAGCAACTGCCTTTGGTGCATCAGAACTTGGTTTAGCTGCAGCGCCAGCTTCTCCACCACCTGCTGGCGCAGGAGCAGAACTTTCTTTCTTGAATGGGTAGAATGGTCCGATTGAAACTTTCTTACCAATAACTGGAATTGTGAATCCAACTTCTGGTATACCGAATCCTTCTAAGAAACCAAACACCTGATCTTTAATGTTCTTAAAGAAGTCTACAAGTGGTGTAAAGAATGTCTTTATCGGTTCAACAATATACTCATTAAGCATATCGCCAACAGCTGACACCGCACTCATGATCGGTTCAGCAATATACTTGTCGAATGCTTTACCCAAGAATCCAAAGAAATCTTTCAATGGTTGAATAATGTAGTCGTCAATAAAGCCACTGAACCAGTCTACGATAGAACGAATTGTCTTGGCATCAATTAGACCGAATGTCAAGAATGAAAGAATGCCACCAAAACCAGCGATCAATGCTTCAGCAATTGATCCAGTTTCCATGAATGCTTTAAAGCCATCGATGATACCATTGACCAGAGAGCCAATAATCATTGCAGGCAATAAGAACTTTGTGAATGCTTTGAGCAGGTTCTTGGGATTAAACAGGAACTTGGCTGCATTAAGAATACTACTTCCAAGCATGCTCATGATGCCGTCTAAGAATCCGCCACCACTTTCTGCTTTTGGTTTCTGAGCATCGTTTGGTTTTGCGCCACCACCAGTATTCTCTGCGATTGTTTTAAGCAAGTCAGTTTGCTCTTGTTCCTTCTTCTGGCTTTCCATATCAGCTTCTGACATGTCAGCTGGTCCGAGACTCGAGGATTGTGTTTCTGGGAATTTAATTATCTTAGCCGTTGTGCTTTCTGGGGCAGCTTCTTCTTTGGCTTTTTTAACTCTTGTAAAGGTTCTTACACGACCTTCATCCGATGGGTCAAGTGAACCTTTTGTAGATGTAGTACGTACATCTGCTTCCTTGACCATTTTGTTTCTGGCTTCTTTACCCATCTCATGGTAACGTCCAGTGTCGGCATTAAACTTAACTCTGCCTTCATTTACCTTACGAATTACCGACTGCTCTTCCAGCGACTTCTGTAGCTTCTCAACAACAATAGGTGAATTGTCTGCAATGATTTCAAGCAATTCAATTTGCTCTCTCATCAAATCAGCATTCTCATTCTTTGCTGGCTGTGCGTCATTTGGTTTGACATCAACAGGTTGGGCAACAGGTTCTTCCTGTGGTTTAAACTTATTCTCTCTGTTCTCGAGATACTTGTCAGCTACACGACCTGGACCAGTTTCATTATGACCACGTTTAAGAATACTTGTCTTGTCCAAGAATCCACGCACAGTGAACAGATCTTTCATCCACTCTTTGCCAGCACCAACCAATCCTGGTGGTCCGCTTTTTGTCTGCGCCATACCCTTGGCTGGGGCTACATTAACCTGTATGGTGTTTAATGTTTTAGATAATTCACCTTTGTCACCGAGACTATCAACCATAGTCTTATTCAGTTGTTCTAACTGAGCAAGTTGCTTCTTGGCGAAGTCTACGTAAAGTACATTGTTTTCTTTGGTTAGTGTTTCCAGTTTAGACGTTGATGTTCCTCCCAGACCTTCTGAGGTTTGCATCTTTTGTTTGTCTAATACTTGTTTCATTTGCTTTGCATCCTTTGTTTTTCTTCTTCTAACCATTGAATCAACATAGTCACATATATCTCTCGTTCAAACGGGAACATTTCCTCTAACTCTTCCAAACTATACTTATGGTATTGCATAAGAGCAAAGTTTGTTTTGTAGTAGTTATAGAGAGACTCATGACAAAGGTTTATTAAAAAAAACTGTTAAGACCCTCGATCACCTTTTCATGGTGATGCTTACATACAGGGCAGTCGTACTGCACTTCCTTTGACAGCTTTGGCATTGTTTCGAAGAACTGTTGAATCTTCTTAAATTGATCTTGGGTTAAATTCTCCAAGAACTCTTGTAACTCTGTTTCGGTTTGATCTTTGGCATAGTGCAACTCGTCACCATCATAGATCAAATCGATAGAACTGGTAATAACTTTAAAGACTGAATCGGCATCAGCCTGATCCATACCTTCTAGATCTTTGATCATACTCAGGGATGGGTATCTCATCACAACACCTACATCATCGAACAACCCAATCTTCTTGGTGTGTCCTTCTGGAAAATTAACCTGCAACTTAGATAGATCAAAGGTCAACTTAACTCTTGCCTTTGTATCTTCGTCTGGGCATACGTCACAGGCAACTACGATCTCTACGATCTCGCCAACAGACTTAGATCTAAGCTGGGCAAAGATATACTCAATATCGAACAGCGCCAGCTTTTCTACATCTAGTTCTGTTCTTACGCAGGACTTGATAATCTGCTTAAGCGTATCTAGCATTGCAACTGGATCTTCGCTTTGCTGGGCAATGAGAAGTGCCTTTTCTTCTTTAACTAAAAAGGCACGAAACTTAATCTCTTGTTTCGTCGAAGGTACTGTTGCGGTATATACTGCTGCATTCTGAATAGGTAATGCCATATGTCAAACTCCTTTGTTCATGTTATCAATCAATTTGCTCAATTCCGCAGTGCTACCCACGAATATCGCATTATTATTTGTTACTTGTTTCGCTGCCTCGGTCTTGCTTGGTGCGTCAAGTATTCGCTTCTTGCCATGCAGATCCATTAACTGATGGTTAATGTCCGCAAGCTGTTTCATCAAATTACCCACTACCTCAAAGGCACGTGGATGCTCTGAAGATTTTGCAACCTCCAGCGCATGGTTCAATGCATCCTGTCCCTGCTGTAGCAGGTTGTGTAGATTACCTCTTGATTTGTCATAATCATAATCCACTCTATCATCGGGAGGGAGAATCACTTCTCCACTCTTTGTAATGATCTCACCTGTTACCTTTTCAGCAGGTTCAAGGTCAAAGATCTCACTCATATTATTATCAATTTTCATAGTAATTATAGACTTGGTCTTGGACGTGGTCTTGGTGTTTCGCTTGTTGGTGTAGGTTCTACGCTTGGTGTTGGCATTGGGTCTGGCATTGGTAAGCTAGATGATGTTCCCATTGCTGGTGGTGTATACGGTACTGGTGTTGTATTGCTTGCTGCGCCAGCTACCTTTTCCTGAGTGCGACCCCATGCAGCGATACCCAACACAGCACCCATGGCTAAGTGAAACAATCCAGCACCCTGTAAGGTTAGCGGATTCCACTGAGTCACTGGTTGCTTTAGTAATGTTTGTAGTAGTGCCCATGCGACAGGGAATATAACCATGTCACAGAAACAAACGACCATGTACATCCAACCCATGGCTGGACGCCATTTCTTTTGCATCCAATCTTCTTCTTTCTTTTCTACTATAACTTCTTCTGCCATTGTACTTCCTTATTATTGTTATTAGAACTCGAAATCACCAAGAAAATCTTCTACCACACCTTCACTTAAACTTTGCGCATCTGCAAATACAGAATCACCAGCACCAGTAAATATGTTTTGGGCATCACCGAATATCTGATCTTGATAACCACCAAAGTCGTTGAAGTATTCGTTTGGTATCTCGAATGCAGAATTTATCTGTGACGACAAAGATCTGGTAGTGAAGCCATTCATGTTAGACAAGTCACTGCCCACAGTACTAAATCTATCGTTATCTCTAAGAACACTTCCCTGCGTTGCATCAGCTATAGCTGAGGATCTCCAATACTTGTAGTTCATGGAGATGTTTACCTTTAGCGTTTCCTTTGCAGCATAATCCATTGTTATAGCTTGCATCTGTTTTGGATAGCACTCATACAACTTAACACCGTAAACTGCTCTACCATCGTTATTGAAAGTTAAGATATCAATGTTTGGTGCAATGTAATTGTCGTAGTAATTCCAGTGGCGTGTTTCTCTGTCGGAGATCGACTGAATCCAGTTATCAAAGAATTCCTTGACGATGTAGTTGGAGTCGCAGTAGAATGAAAAGTTTACATTGCCGTAAAGGTTCTCGTACGGCATCTCACGAACTTCACCATATGTTCTTAGCTGAGCAGTGCTGATGTTCTGGTCTGGTAACTGAGTTTGATCGCAGAACAAACGCATTAGTCGTAGCGAATCGCTGGCGTTATTAAAAGCAACACCCTTTGGCTGCGCAATAGTTACCATGAACTTGCTTGGGTTAGCTAAACCACGTGTCTTAACTTCTGTGATGAATTCTGATAGCATTAAATTTTTCCTAGTGAGTCTTGCCAGACTTGGATCTTGGTGGCACCGACAAATCTCTCAACTGGAAGAAGCATGGCCATGGACCAGTCTTTTGAATTGATTTTCACAAAAGGCGATCGAACATGAGCCGTTAAGTATTCTTTTACGCATGGCTTTGCTAGATTAAACCTAGCAACTCCGTTGATTGTCGCCCATGACATACGTAACTTGGTGTTACCATCCATCTTGTCGTTATTACGAAACTGCTGTAGTCTGTCCAACAGCTTAATACGAATCGGATACGCCAGATAGTGCATATTCAATCCACGAAAACCATTCGGTGTTTTAGCAAAGGGAAACACCAGCGGAAACCTATCATAGTAAGGTAGCGTATCTTTATGTTTCGGGTCATACATATACAGGTAGCAGTTACCTGGAATGATCTGAGACCTATTTTGAGATGGGCTATTCTTCACCAACTTATTTGGTGTTGAAACTTGTTTGGACAAAAGCAAGACCTGTTGATCGAACCATGTTTTGGAACGATACTTTATGGTTGGATCGTAAACTGCTTTGTCAAAGATTTTTTGGTATGTATCCATATATTCTATTTATTTGATTCCTAGATGATGTTCTGTAAGTATCTTGAATTCCCATCCACGATCTTTTGCATATTCAGTTGCAGCTTTCCACTTAGCCTCATTTTTACCCCATGTCATTACTTCAGTGATATAACGCTGTGTAACTCTGCTGGGAGGGACAGGTGGACGAGTCTGAGAATCTGGCTTAATTTCAACTAGATATGTGGCTAAATTGCCGTCTTTATTACGCACCTGTATCTGAAAGTCTACGAAATAGCGATGAATTCTATTGTCGGTAGGACAGACGTACGGAATTACAGTCTCCTCGGACTTCCACTTTACAACATTTTGGTTACGATCGCACCATGTGGCAAACTTTGTTTCCCATGAGGAACGCATAATGATGTTAGTTGGATCTCCAGAATACTTCTCTGGTTTCGTTGGAACGAACTTTCTTTTATGATACATGGCTTTTTTGGCTAATAAATAATAGACTACCCCTCCATTATTTAGAGAAAACCTATGGCAACTGAATACGATCAACAAGGCAATCCCATCGGCGATTATAGTGCCGTTGCTGGCGCAACAAGCGGATTTCTTGGATCTGCAGCACCTTCCTATGCTGATACACCAGAAGGTATTCGCCCACCAATTTCCTCTACAAGAGCAAGTAACAAATACGCTGTTGGCATTAGATCTTTTCCCAAAGATGTCACCACAGCTCAAATGCAGAACTACATTAAGTTCTATATCAACGTGCAATCTGATTCTAAGGTAGCCAGAGATAACTCTGAAGAGATGGCTGTTGTTCAACCAGATCGTTCTGCCATGAATAGTTTAGTGGGTAAGACAACCAGTTCTACCGCATATGCAGCAGCAGCTGCAGCACAGGGTGCTGTTCTGGGATTCGTTGGTGGTATAGCTTCTGGTGCAGCTGGGGCTAAAGATGCTGTCGGTGCTATTGGTGGTGTCGCTGGTGGTGGTGCAAAAGGTGCACTGGGTGGCGCACTAGTGGGTGGTGGCGTTGCGGCAGTACAAACAACTGTGCTAGAATCAGCTGGAATTAAATTCGGTGCGCCAGCCAAACGTGTAAAAGAAGCTATAGTTCTCTATACTCCGCAACAACTTAGTGTTCGTTACGGTATGCAATGGTCCGAAGAAGATGTAGGTATTGCTGCTGCCTTAGCTACCAATCCAGAATTGGCAAACCAGTTGTCAGCTGCTGGTGAGTCTATGAAAGCTGGTAACGTAAAAGATGGTGCAGCACAGGGTGGTGCTGGTATTGCCAATGCAGCAAAGGGTGCTATTTCCTCAGAGATTTTAAAAGCCAATGCTGGTCTTTCAGCAATGTCTAGGTCTGCAGGCAATCCAAGAAAAGAACAAATCTTTAAAGGTGTGGACTATCGTAGGTTTACCTTTGACTATCAGTTTGCACCAAGAGATGCAGCTGAAGCACAGGCTGCATTAAACATTATCTGGTTGTTTAAGTATCACATGCACCCAGAGTTTAAAGATGCAAACAATTTCGTTTATGTTTATCCATCTGAATTTGACATTGAGTACTACATCGGTGAGAGGCAAAACACCAGTTTAAACAAGATATCATCATGCGTGCTTACAGAGATGAACGTAAACTACTCACCGAATGGTGTATTCACTACATTCCCAGATGGAACTCCGACTCAGATCAACGTAACTCTTAACTTCGTTGAACTAGAGACACTAACCAAAGAACGTATCGAGGCTGGTCTATAATGTACTTCGACAATATGCAAGACATGTACTACGATTTCCAGAAAGCCAATGGAGAAATAGATTACGTAAAATTAAAAGACATAACGCAGAACGTGCGCTTTAAGATGGCAGTTCTAGAGAACATCAGTCTTTACGAATTCTATGATATGAACGACAATGATACTCCAGAGATCGTTTCGGAACATTTTTATAATTCTCCAAAGTATCACTGGGTAATTATGATTGCCAATCAAAAGTATGATTACGTTGAAGACTTCCCGATGGCAGTCGACAGGCTAGAAAAGAAAATCACAGAAAAGTATGGTGCTGGTAACGAGTATGATACTCACCACTATGAGTTCAATGGTTGGATAGTTGACAACATTAGTTATCCAACGGCATCTGCAGTTTCAAACTATCAATATGAGTTTGACCAGAACGAAGCAAAACGTAGAATACGAATCATCAGTCCAGGATTGCTTGATCAGGTCTTAACCGAATTTAGAAATATAATGTAATGGCGCAAAAAGATGGTCTAAGATTTGCTGGCGACGTAGACATTGAACGAGTTGAGATAGTTTCCTCAGCTGGTCGTGGTGTTGAAGTTACCAATATGATTGCAGAGATTCAGATATTTGAGGATATCTTTTCTCCCTGCGTTACAGGCACAGTTACAATAACTGACAGTATCGATCTGGTAAACGTCTTTCCCTTTGTTGGTGAAGAAAAGATTATTCTTAAAATTCGAACACCAGCCATTCCTGATAAGATGAAGGAATCTAGAATTGATCAACAGTTCTTTATCTACAAGATGTCTGATCGCAAGGTGCTTGGTGATAAGAACGTATTCTACATCCTGCACTTTTGTTCCTACGAATTAGTTTCCGATGCCAACTTAAAACTGTCTCGAGCATTTGAAGGTAAGATCTCTGATCTGGCCAAGAAGATAATGAAGACTGAGATCGTTAAGTCCGATCTTCCAATGGACATTGAAGAAACCAAAAACTCCGTAAAGTATATCTCCAACTATTGGTCTCCGTATAGGAACATGAACTTTCTGGCTGAGAGAGCAATCAGCAGTAGCAATGTTCCAAACTACGTGTTCTTTGAAAATCGCCATGGGTTAAACTTTGTTTCGCTGTCAGGTTTATTCAGTAAGAAAGACCGAGAGCAGTATACATATGACTCATTTGAACGTGTGCCGAGAGAACGTGGTTCCATTGTCAATCCAGAAGCAACATTCTCTCGATTCTTGGACTATACAATTGAAACTGGCTTTGATTACATCGAGCGTATCAACAGTGGTATGTTTGGTAGCAAGATGATTTCGCATGATATTCTGACCAAGAAGTACAGTACGCAGAACGTGAACATGTTCACTAACTTTGAACAAGAAAAACACCTTAACAAGTATCCAGTTTCTACACAGGATGTGTTGGCACGTTATAATTCAAACATCTTTAATTACCCTAAGTACAATAGCCATATGAATGGTTCTGGGGATGATGGTGCTCAGAACTGGTTACAGCGCAGAGTATCACTAATGGCACAGGCGCATGCGTACAGAATGACAGCTGAAGTTCCAGGTAGAACAGATATTACTGTCGGTGAGATCGTTAAAGTTCAGATTTATAAGTCTTCGCAGACACTTAAAGAAGATGTTAACCAATCGTTGATTGATAATATGTTCTCTGGTAGATACATTATTAGCGCATTGAACCACCGCATTACTCGTGAGAAGCATGAGATCCATATGGAATTATTAAAAGATTCCTTGATCGTTGATCCTAAGACAGGAAAGAAATGAAATTATATACTGGTGTAGTTGAAAATCGTAAAGACCCATTAAAGCTGGGTCGTTGTCAGGTTCGTATTGTCGGGTTACACACCGAGCAAAAAACAGTACTACCAACGGCAGATCTGCCATGGGCATTCCCGATGCAGCCAGTTACCTCTGCTGCGATGAATGGTATTGGCCATGCGCCAGTCGGTCCAGTTGAAGGCACATGGGTCATTATCTTCTTTAGAGATGCTGACGAACAACAGCCGATTATGATGGGTACGATCGGTGGTATCCCTCAGGTCGATTCCAAGAAGATAGACGAGTTTACAGACTTTGTTGAATTGTTTCCAAGTTCAATTGCTCAGACAGGAACTAAGAGTGGTGACGTACCACAGAACGTAGCTACCGATGGTTCTGGTAATCCGATAGCAGTTGGTTCGGGTGGCTTTTTAACTACTGGCAATGCTGATACACCAGCACAGGCTGCAACTACAGCTAATCAGGCATCCACTGCAGCAAAAGTTGACGCACCAATTCCTGGATCTCCACCATACGGTAAAAGAGAAGGTTCTTCGGTAAACATTCCGCAGACATCTTACAAAGGTATTCAAGCACTGGGTAATGCCATGACCTCGCTGGGTATTACAGCTAGGTATGCACGTGCAGCTATCCTTGGTATTGCCATGGGTGAATCAAAGTGTATACCACAGAACGAAGCATATACTTACAATGCAGCTAGGTTAAAGCAGGTTTACAGCTGGATTGATGAAGAGAATGCAGCAAAGTATGCTAACTGGAAAGGTTCTCGCGAAGACTTTTTCCGCTACATCTACGGACCAACAACTCGTTCTGGTAAATCACTGGGACATACTGCTGCTGATGATGGCGCAAAATACTGGGGTCGTGGTTACATTCAGTTAACTGGTAAGGGCAACTATACCAAGTACGCAAAGCTGTCTGGCGTAGATATTATTGCTTCACCAGACCTAACCAACGACTACGAAAAAGGTGCGTTAGTTGCTGTTGCTTACTTTAAAGATCGTGTCAAGGTTGAACAAAATGATCCATCATACTTTGAAGCTGCATGTCGTGCGGTAGGTTATAACGTACCAGACATTAAAGCTGCAAAGAAAGCATACTACGAATACTTCCTTGGTGAAACTGCTGCAGATGATAAGTCCGCAGTTCCAGGAGAAACACCTGCCAACGTAGCAGTAAACGAACAGGGCATTCCACTAGATCGTGTTCAAAATATGGACACAGGATTCTCTGATCCTGATATGAAGTATCCACTAAGATCTCATATCAACGAACCAGATACAAACCGACTGGCTCGAAGCAAAGTCCCTGGAACTGCAGTTGAAAAGAAAGATGCCACACGTTTAAATGGATTGCCAGTTGCCGATGGTACTACCTTTAGCCAACCAGCTGTTCCTTACAACGCCAAGTATCCATACAACCATGTGTTCGAATCTGAGTCTGGACATATTCAAGAATTTGACGATACACCAGATAATGAACGTGTTCACCTGTATCATAAGACAGGGACATTCCTTGAGGTTGACGTAAACGGCACTCAGGTTAATCGTATCACTGGCGATGGCTATACAATCATCGACAAGAACGGCTATATCTATATCAAGGGCGCATGTACCATTACAGCAGAAGGTGCTACAAACATCTTTGTTAATGCTGATGCCAACATTAAGGTTGCAGGTCTAACTCAGATCGATCTACTCAACGATGCTGCAATTAACGTGGCTGGCAATCTAGACTTAAACGTGGCTGGTGCATTTCAAGTTAAGTGCGATACCTTTACACTTGAAACTACTGGTGACTCTGTAGATATAACTTCTGCCACTGGAATAAACATTCAGGGAGAAGAAGCGATTAATGTAAAATCCGCTGCAGAAGTTAATATTCAAGGTGAAGGTGATGTTAACGCAAAGTCTGCTGGCGCAGTTAATCTGCAAGCTGGTGCTGATGTTAGCCTTAAAGCTGGTGGTAATGTTGCTGCCGATGGTTCTATTATCGATCTGGCCAATGGTTCTTCTTCGGATGCAGCAGATGCTGCTGATGCAGCCAAGACTGATCTCGGTGATCCGCCAGCTGTTGGTAGTCCAGAAAACAATGTGTTTCAAACACTGGAAGTTCCAACTCGTAATATGGAAGATGAAGCAGCATACGAAACTCCAGAAGACAATGCTTCACCAGAAGGACAAGCAGCAAACAAACGTGAGGTGGTTGGTGAAAAGAGCACTCCAGAAAACACTACTGCTACTGAGTCTGCACCTGCGCCAGCAAACAATGTTAAACCTCAGGGAGCAAACTGCGATCTGATCTACACAATGAATACTTTCCCGACATCGTTTAGATTGTCACCGAATGTTAATGTGGGAACTATGATTGCTGGTAGCCATATCCTACAGGGTCAACAGGCTCTTGGCAAGATGATGAGTATACAAGAGATCGTTTGTAATATGAAAGGTCTTGCAGAAAACTGTATTGAACCGATCATGGCTCTTGCTGGTGGTAAGGGTGGTATTATTATTACGTCTGGCTTTAGGCAGAATGGTGTAGTGAGTAACTCATCTGCTACTTCTCAACATCCTGCGGGACAAGCATTCGACTTCCAATTGACTGGTAAGATTAATGACTATCAGGCTACCTATGACTTTGTTCAGAAAGTTGCCGCAAGTGTGCCATTTGATCAATTGATTCTGGAGTATAGAGATCCAGGGGTGAATGGTAATAACAGAAAAGTTCGCATCTGCTGGGTTCACTGCTCATTCAAGTACACTGGAAACCGTAAGATGGCATTCACTATGTTGAACGACAAGACCTATAAGAAAGATGGTTTCGCTTTAGTATGATCCCTAACACCGTAATTATGCACCAAGTCAAGTTTGGAGTCAAGTTTAGATGACAGTTAAAGTTACTCAATTGAATCCAAGCGGATTTGGTGCAGTGGCTGGAGATCCACTTGCTGCAATTACCGAAGATGGGTCAACTGCATATTCCAACTTTATTCCAACAGTATACGAAGGTGCGGTGTTTTCCATAGATTTACAATTTCAAGGTTCGTATGCCAGTGCAGCCGAGCCACCAGTAATTACTCTTGAAAATGCCACTGCTGTTTCGCTGACTACAAACCTTTCAGCAAATGGGTTAACTGCTACGAAACCTAATGCTTATACGTATAGGATTACTGGCTCATGGGCTAATGCTTTTACAAATAGTTACTATCAGTTTAAAATGAGAGACTATTCTTTAAAGGTTTTACCACCAACCACTACGGAAGACTGGATTGCTTTGATACGTTATCAGATGCCGTCTCCAACTTCAATACAAAAGGACATTGTGTTTAGTGTAACGATTCCACCAGATCCATTATTGGGTGGTCATCCAACTACAGAAAATGTCACCATAAGTCAGTGGGTATTCTGGAACTTTGCTTCAGCCAGAGCAGCAGTTATTAGCCTAGTGGCACAGGGAGAAATATAATGCCAGCAGTAGCAAGAGCAGGAGATACCGTACTTTCTATCGATGGAACAGGGTTCAAGTGTCGTCAACCCATGCAGACCTCTGTGGGTGCGGTTAATGGTAATAACGTATTTGCCAATGGTATCCTTATCGTGGTTCATGGTAAACTGATAGCACCCCATCCTAAGTCTGGATGTCAACCAGATACTTCTACTTTATCCACGTCATCCAGTAAAGTTAAGATCGGTGGACTGGGAGTTGGAAGAATCGGAGACGATTATGGTGGAATTAACACAATTACGCAAGGTTCTTCAAATGTGTTCGCAGGTGGATAATAAATAATCAAATGGCTACAGCAACTAAAAAACAACGCACCTTTTCGGACTTGGATCTGAATTTTACCGCACATCCAGTTACGGGAGATGTAGCACGGCTATACGACGAGAATGCCATCAAGCGTTCAGTGCGAAACCTGCTTCAAACAAACAACTTTGAACGACCATTTCATAGCGAAATAGGTTCTCAGATCCGTGCCTTACTATTTGAACCAGCATCCCCAGTTTTAAATACCATGCTAAAGCGAGTTATTGCTGACACCATTGCTACCTTTGAACCAAGAGTTGTGGTAAACAGTGTTACAGTTTCTTCAAACGCAGACAATAACGCATTGAATGTTACCTTGGTATTCACCATAGTGAACACAGTTAACCCAGTAACAATGAATGTTGTTTTACAGAGAACACGATAATGGACAATAAAAGAATTAGAGTCACCGAACTGGATTTTGACCAGATCAAAGACAACTTCAAGAACTTCCTAAAAGGTCAAAGCGAGTTTCAGGACTATGACTTTGAAGGTTCTGGCGTTAATGTGTTGCTGGATATTCTGGCTTACAATACTCACTACAATGCGATGTATGCCAACCTTGCCATGAACGAGGCATTCTTGGACTCAGCTTCCAAACGAAACAACGTAGTTTCCCATGCCAAGTCGTTGGGTTATATTCCAGTCCCAGCCAAGTGTGCTGAGGCAGTTGTTAACATTACCGTTTTCAATGCCACAAATTCTCCAGACACACTTACGCTTCCAGCGTTTACTCAATTCTCAACTTCCATTGATAAAGTAAACTACAACTTTTACAGCAGAAATGCTATAACAACAGCACCAGTTAATGGCATTTATACCTTTAGCAATGTAGTTATTACCGAAGGTACGCCACTGCGTTTTCAGTATATCGTCAATGAAGGTGTTTCGTTCCTAATTCCGAATCCTGGTGCAGATCTTTCTACGCTAAGTGTTCGTGTTCAAGACAGCACCAGCACTAGTGGTTACGTGGTTTATACACGTGGTGATGACCTAACGCTGGTTAAGCCAGATGATACAGTTTTCTTTGTTAAGGAAATTGATAATGAGTTGTATGAAGTTTACTTTGGTGATGGCGTAACTGGTCGTCCAGTTATTTCTGGTAATGTGGTTACCTTGGATTACTTTGTTTCCAATAAGGAAGCTGCAAACAACGCCAAGGCATTTACCTGCAACACTAACATTGGTGGTGGCACTGTTGCGGTTACTACAGTTTCCATGGCGCAGGGTGGTTCTTCTATCGAAAGCATCGACAGCATTAAGTTCAATGCACCACGCAACTATGCAGCACAGAATCGTGCAGTTACCGCTGAAGACTATAAAGTTATTCTACCTTCCATCTATCCGAACATTGAATCGGTAAACGTATGGGGTGGCGAGGAAGCGGATCCTCCACAGTACGGTAAGGTATTCATCTCTATTAAACCAAAGTCTGGCGAAACCCTTACTACTTCTACCAAAGAAATCATTAAGAAAAACATTCTCCGCAGCAAGAACATTGTTTCTATTACTCCAGAGATCGTTGACGCAGACTTTTTGTATGTGAACGTATACACCGCAGTATACTACAATCCTTTGCAAACTGAGAAAAACCCAGACACTATAAAAACGCTGGTAAACAATACGATCAATAAGTATGATAATGATGACCTTCGTAGGTTCGGTGGTATGTTTAGGTACTCGAAATTGTCTCGTTTAATCGATGCAACTGATGTTTCTATAACAAGTAACATCACAAATGTTACCTTTATGAAGATACTTACACCAGCCTTCAATACAAAGGCTAAATATAACATAACTTTCAACAACCCAATACATTCCTCTCTAGCTGCAGATGAGTCTATAAAAAGCACTGCGTTTTACATCTCTTCCACAGAACAACCAGTTTATATTGACGATGATGGTGTTGGAAATTTAAGAATGTTTTACTATACTGGAACGAACACAAAAGTGTTTATTAACAAAACTCTCGGTACAGTAAATTACTTAACTGGAAAAGTTGTGATCAACGATTTAGTTATTGCTTCTGCTCCAAATAATATCATCGAATTACACTGTACTCCAGATTCTAACGACGTAGTTTCTGTTAGAAATCAAATCGTAGCACTTAATCAGAACAGCACCAGAGTTAACGTAATCGTTGACACAGTTGCTTCTGGACAATTCGCTGGTGGAACGAACTTTATATTCTCCTCAAATAACGCAAGATGACAAGTTTAGTCAAAGCCAAAGTTTCCACTGTAGTATCCAAACAGGCTCCAGAGTTTGTTCGTGAGGAACATGCTAAGTTCATTCAATTCTTAGAAGCATACTATGAGTGGATGGAGCAACAGGGCAATGCTGGCTTTACGATGCGTAATATTGAAAGCGCACGAGACATTGATAAGACTGTAGACGACTTTGTCCAGTACTTTCAAAAGGAGTTAATGGTTGCTATCCCTGAGTATGTTATCAGCGATAAGCGTATGCTGGCTCAGCGTATCCATGACCTGTATCGTGCCAAGGGTACTAATCAGTCCTACGAATTACTATTCCGTATTCTATACGACGAACCAGCGGAGATCTACTATCCCAAGGTAGACTTACTACGTTCTTCGGACGGCAAGTTTGACAGACGCACTGTTATTAAAGTTATCGAGAATGCTGGTGATGCGTTTAACTTAGTTGGACAAACAATCACTCAGGCTGCAGATTTAGGTAATGGTATTACTTTGGCATCGGCTAGAGTAGAATCAGTTATTAAGACTTCTGCTGGCACAAACATTATTGCAGAAATAAACATTAATCCCACAACACTTGTTGGAACATTTATTGCTGGTGCCACCATTACTGGTTTAGACAATCAAACCGATTCTCTAATCTCCATGACCTCACAAACCCTAATCTCCAATGTTAGATTGGACACAAAGGGTTCGTATTACAGCATTGGTCAAAAGTTTACCACTGCAGCTGGTTCTGGTTTAGACTTTCTTTGTGAAGTTGCCACTGTTCAAACAGGTAGTATTTCTGGCATCTTTGTTCAAAACCCTGGATCTAACTATCGCAAGGGTGACTTAATCAATTTCAATAATACAGATACTGGTGGTTATGGTGCCAGTGCCGTTGTTGAAGAAGTAGATCAAACAGCGTTCCTATTGGAAACTACCACTGGTGCGTTGTTCTCCACAGGTGCACTAACCTTTGATATTGGTGACGCAACCAATACCTATGTTGGTCTTCCAACTTATAACAATCTGGCAGGAACACGTTTAACTGGTACAGGTACTGGTGCAGCGTTCAATGTAGGCTTCACTGAGGGTTCTCCAGACGTTTACACAATTGGTATCTATGCTGGTGGTAATAACTACACTGTTGGCGATACAATTAAAATTCTAGGAACATCAGTTGGTGGTGCCACAACTACCAATGATATTACTATTACTGTTGCCACACTAAGCGACATTCAGGCTACAGCTGGTGACTTTATTGTTGGTCAGACATGGATTGTTGCAGATTTAGGCAGTACTACTCAGTTGCAATGGAATCAGATCGCAGGAACAACTGGTCAGGTATATACTGTGGGATCTCGATTCACTGCTGCCATAGAAGGTTACGGCAGGGGTTCTGGTAAAGCAACACAAACTTCTATTGATACTGTTACCTTTACTGGCACAGCGCCAGCAGTTTCGGTAAGTCCAGATATTGATCGCAGCAGGGGTCGTATCTCTGATACAGCATTGACTTCTTCAACTGCATCATTTATGTTGTTGGAAGATGGTGGTAAAATTATTCCTGAAGATGCCACCATCGGTGGTATTAAGAGTGTTAGGGTTATTGATGGTGGTAAGTTTTATAACAAAACCCCAATCCCAACAGCTGCAAATTCTTCAGGCAGTAACGCAAAGTTAGTTGCTTACGGTGAAGACATCGGTAGGATCACAGGTATAAACATCACAAACCTTGGTGTTTACTATGAATCCAAACCATCTGTTGCTTCTCCAGTTAATGCTATCATCAACAATTTAAACAATACCAACTTTGTTCCTGGTGAGGCTATCTACAGCGAACCAGAAGTATTGTTATTGGAAACTGGTGGTGAGTTGCTTCTTGAGAATAGCTATAGCGATAGGCTACTCAATGAAGAACAAAGTGGTGGTTATGGTTTATTCGAATCCTTTAACACATCAAGAAACCTACTAACTATTAGCCCAGCTAATATTAAGAATCGTATAGTTTCTGAGAATGGATTAAACTACATTACCTTTGAAGATCAACGTAAGGTTGTAACTGAAGATTCTGGTGAGTTTACTGGCAATCAGGTTATTCGTGGTCTAACCTCTGGCGCACGTGCTCGAATCATGAGCATTGGCCATGCGGAAGTTACGCCACAACGTGGTGCAGTGGGTAAGTATGTTGGTGTGTTTATTGGTGCTGATGGTAAAGTTTCTGAATCATCAAAGCGCATGCCAGACAATCTTTACCACCAAGAGTTTAGCTACGTTATTAAAGTTGGTCTGTCCATCGATAAATACCGTGATGCAGTAAAGCGTATTCTACACCCAGTGGGTCTTGCACTATTCGGACAGGTTGCTATTCAGTCCTTTGGCGACGCAAAAATGCCAGGACTTACTTCCACTGATTTGTTCCGCACTCTTAGCCTTGGTATTAGACAGATTATTGATGCCAAGATGAAGTCGTTACACCACAATGTAACTTTGGTATTCCCGTTGTTCGACAAAGCAAATATGCGCATGCATATTCTGGCGTCAGACTTCTTACCAGTACTTCACTTCCCACGTGCGGAACCACTCAGCGTATATGTTCTGGATTTGAGATCCAAGTCTATAACCGACTGGCATACTCATATCTGGTTAGATCCTATGGATCTTCGTTCTCAAATTAGACAGAACGTAGTTAGCATCGAATCTAAGGTTCTTAGAAGTGGTGTGCAATTGGTTGGTGGACCAAGACTTGGTAATCTAGAAAAATTCAAATTCTTCATACCACCATATGAAGCTGGAACTAAAAATTCTTTAAATCTGAATCGTGAAGCATGGGATCAGGTATACCCTGCTCCGAATAATACCTATTGGAATACATACGGCACAACTCAGATTAAAGACTTCGGCGATATCGTATTGGCAGATGTCATAAATAATCCAGAGAGAAAGGTCGATTTTATCATAATCGATGCTCATATCGACATAGTCTCGAACCCTCCTGGGGAAGTTACTTTCGATTATGGTTTATCTTATATTACAATGGATAATTTAGGGTTTACAATGGACTTAGATACAGAAAGATCTGACTCCGATGACATCTTCATGGACGATATTCAAACAACAATGGACTCTACAAAATAAGAGTTAGGAGAAAAAATGGCTGCTATTATTACAAACAAATTTCGCATTCACAATGCAATGTCCTTTAAAGAAGGCTTTGGTGAAGCGTCGCCGACACAGATGTATCTGTTTATCGGTCGTTCACAACCATGGGCTTCGGACGCTGCGCCAGATACCCCAGTAGACACAGTTGAATCTGAATACTTTAACTACGATGATATGATTGCTATGAAACGCATTCAGGCATCAGACGTTTCCCATGCTATTCTGCGTCGTAACTGGACTTCTGGTAAGTACTATGACATCTATCGTCACAACTACAACAACAGTGCTAATCAGGGTGTTGACATCGATGCTGGTACTGGCACAACTCGTCAAACATTATTTGATGCAAACTACTTTGTTGTTACTGAAGAATACAACGTATACAAGTGTTTAGATAACCGCAACGCTGCAAGCGTAGTTGCTCCTTCAACACAACAACCGACTGGCACTTCAACTTCCGCATTTACTACATCTGATGGTTACACATGGAAGTACATGTACTCTATCTCTCCTGCTGATACATTGAAGTTTGTTTCTACAGACTTTATTCCAGTTAAGACTTTGACTGGTAACCCAGGATCTACAGATTCATACTACAGCCAGTGGCTTGTTCAGGCTGCAGCTACAAGCGGTTCTATCGACAACATCGTTATCACTAATAATGGTACTGGTTATACCAGTGCTCCAACTGTTGCTATTTCTGGTGATGGCACTGGTGCTACGGCAACTGCCACTGTAACAGCTGGTGGAGTTACAGCGATAAATATTACCAACCCAGGAAGTGGTTACACTTATGTAACTATTTCTTTCTCTGGTGGTGCTGGCGCAAATGCATCAGCATCTGCTATCATCTCGCCAAAGGGTGGTCATGGTTCAGATCCTGTCAAGGAACTTGGTGGTTTCTATGTAATTATGAACGTACGTCTTGAGTACGCTGATGGTGGTGGTGACTTCCCTGTTGATAATGATTATCGTCGTATCGGTATTATCAAAGATCCAATCTTGTTTGGAACAACCAACCTTGCAACAACTTCAACCCTAAGAGCAACAAAGACTTTGACTCTGCAGGCTGGCGTTTCTGGAACCTTTATCGTTGACGAAGTTATTACTCAGTCAACCACTGGTGCAACTGGTCGTATCGTTTCTTATGATCCTACTACACGTGTAGTAAACTACATCAAACAACAGGGTGTTCAAAACAACATCGACTTTACAACTGGTAACAATATTACTGGTGCTGGCTCTGGTGCTGTTGGTAACGTATCTGCTTTGGGTAACCCAGAAGTTGCTATCGACTCTGGTGAGATCATTTACTTTGAGAATCGTCGTCCAATTAATCGTGCTTCGGACCAGTTAGAAGACATTAAGATCGTTGTTGAGATGTAATAAATAGTAGTTGAATGCACCGAATAAACATAGGCTGAGAGAATGACTATCAATTTTAACGTAGATCCGTACTTTGACGATTACAACGAAGATGACAAATATCTTCGTGTTCTGTTTCGTCCAGGATACCCAGTACAAGCACGTGAGCTAACACAGGCGCAAACTATCCTGCAAAATCAGGTTACTCGCTTTGGTAACCATGTGTTCAAACAGGGTTCGATGGTAACTCCTGGTCAGGTGGCTTATGATGGTGAATTCAACTACATCAAACTACAAACGATCTACAACAACACTGAAGTTACATCTTATGTAGAAGAGTTTGTTGGACAAGAAATTGTTGGGTCAACCAGTGGCATTCGTGCACTAGTACTTTACGCCACTGAGTCTACCGAAACAGATCCTCCAACACTGTACGTTAAGTACATGAACTCTGGTACTGATACAACTACCAAAGTTTTTGCCGACAATGAACAGATTATTTCTCAGGATAATACCAACCAGCGTTTTGCGTTCACTTATACGCAGGGTGCAACTGGTTTGGGTTCATCGGCTTCTATTCAGAAAGGTATCTATTTTGTAAATGGATTCTTTACTCAGGTAGATACTCAAACTGTTATTCTTGACAAGTATTCAAACACTCCAACTTATCGTATCGGTCTTGATGTTACTGAAGATGTAGTAACTCCTGAAGAAGATGCAAACCTATTTGATAACGCACAGGGTTCATCTAACTTTGCTGCTCCAGGTGCTCACCGCTACAAAATTACTCTAGTATTAGAAAAACGTCCAACTGACGATGATGGCGATAAAGACTTTATCGAGTTGTTACGTATTAAAGATGGCGAAACTCAGTTTCAGGTTAAGAATGCTGCATACGCAGACATTATGGATACCATGGCTCGTCGTACCTATGATGAGTCTGGTAACTACAGCGTAAGACCTTTTGGTATTGATGTTCGTGAACACCGTAACAACGATCGTGGTACATGGGATGCTGGTGTTTCTTATAACATCGGTGACATTGTTGCCAATGGTCTTGGCCAGTTCTATGTTGCAAGAACCTCTGGTATTTCTACAACCAATAAACCAGTTCACACACTTGGTGTTTCCTATGATGGAACATCCTTGTACTGGGAATATACAACAGCACCACCATACAATCGTGGTGTTTACTCTGTTGCTGATGGTGGCGATGAAGCATATCTCGCCATGGGTATCGAAAAGGGTAAAGCATACGTACAGGGTTACGAGATCGAAAAACTCGCAACCACTTACATTAAAGTTCCAAAGTCTAGAGCATTCAAGCAGATTCTAGATGGTAAGATTTCCACACCAGTTGGAAACTTCGTACAGGTAACTAACCTGTATGGTCCTCCAAACCTTCCTACATTCCCAGTGGTTTATCTACGTGATGCCAAGACAGTAACTCGTGGTTCTGCAGCTGGCAATCAGGTTGGTACTGCACGTATTCGTGGTATCGAATTAGAATCTGGTGCAAACGGATCGGTTACAGCATACTACAAAGTAATGTTGTATGACATCGAGATGAACACAGGTGTAACTGATGTTGTTATCAACAGTGGTGGTACTGGTGCTTCTAGTCCAACAATTACCATTGATGATCCATTCATCAATGGCGTAAGTGGTAATGTCGTTGCTTCATGGACCAGCGGAATGTCTTCTGCCGTGGGCAATATTATTTCTTATGTTAACTCTGGTGTCAAGAACTTCTACAGAGTTACTGCATACAGTGCTGTTTTAAGTTCAAGCGCACCGACCCATACATTTGGTGTTACAGCTTATGGTGGCGCATCGCTTGAATACATCGGTACAACTGCCACAGCTACAGCTGTAGTTTCTAGTGGCGCAGTGGTTGCTGTTCAGGTAACACGTCCAGGTAATGGATACGTAACTCCACCGACCTTTACCTTCTCCAGTGGCTCTGCTTCAGTGTCATGCTCTGTTGGTAAGTTGGACTTTTCTCGTTTAGTTAAGCAACTTCACTATCCAACCGATGCAGCTGGCAATGCTTTCTCTGCAGATGCTTATCCAATATACAATGTTGGCGCAGGACAAATTACCTGCACTGGTGCTGGATCAAGTGCATTGGTTGTTGGTAATGGAACATACTTCTTACGACAGACTAAAGTTGGCGATTTGATTCGTGCAACAACTACAGCTGGCGCAGTCTCAGAATTTAAAGTTGGTTACATTATTGATAACACAACACTATATGCATCAGCAAACGTAACCAATGGTTTCTCTGGTAGTGCATTTACAGTTTTGAATAACCCACTGTTTGAGCCAACCAACACTGGATTGTTGTACAGACTTCCATACAATGCGATTCGTCGTATTCGTTCAGTGGATGATGCAACAGTTGGAACAACTACACGTGTTCGCCAGTACTTTGCTGAACAAACAGTTAACTCATCATATCAGTTAAACTACTCGACTGATACTGTTGACCAAACCTTCTTGACACCAGATAGCCCATCCTCAACGGATCGTAACTATCTACTGGTTAAAACATCTGGTGGCAACCTAAGCACTTATCCAGCTGGAACAGTTATTGCTCCAACCTCTATTGTATTCAGCGATACTACTCAACGTAACATTACTGTTACAGTTCCAAGTGGATTGTTTGATGGTACTGGTTCACGTGTTCGTTTGATTGCCACAGTTAACAAGTCGCAATCCTCTGCTGGTGAAAAGTCCAAGACTCTAAACTTTGGCGAGATCCTTAACGTAACTGCTCAGGCAAACGTACAGGCTACCACTATTAGTCTTGGTAAGGCAGACGTATATAAGATTGAAAAGATTCTACAATCAACAGTTGCTTTTGGAACAGCATACGATCCAGCAGCTGTAATTGACATTACAGATAACTACACCCTTAATGATGGCCAACGTGATACTCACTACGACATTGGATACATTACAAGAAAACCTGGAGTCTCTGCTCCAACAGGTCCAATCCGTATTTACTTTGAATACTTCTCGCATACAGGTACTGGTGACTACTTCTCTGTAGACTCATATTCTGGTATTAATTATAAGGATATTCCTACATATAAGGGCAATTCCTTAGCGAATTTCATCGATTTTAGAGCACGTATTAATGATGATGGTAAATCCTACAGTTCTGCTCCGAATCTTCCAAAGCGTTCTGAAGACATCATTGCTGACTATACTTACTACCTTGCACGTCGTGGATCTTTGATTGTCAATGGTGATGGTTCGCTAGTTAACAAAGAAGGTGTTTCATCGGACACTCCAGAGTTTCCAGAAGCACCAGGAACTGGTATGGTATTGTACAATGTTACATACATGCCTTTTACCTACGATACCACCAACAAGCAGGTAATTATTACTTCTATCGATAATCGTCGATACACCATGCGTGATATCGGTAAGTTGGAAACACGTATCGAAAAGCTGGAAGAGTTTACTAAACTTTCTATGCTGGAACGTGCCACTGCATCTACTCAGATTATTGATACAACAACACTCAGCGATCGACTAAAAGCTGGTTTCATTGTTGATACCTTTGATGGTCATAGCACTGGTGGAACAACTGAGATTGATTATCGTGTTTCTATCGATACAATCAATCGTGAGGCTCGTCCACTGTATAACATTGAGAACGTGAATCTAATCGAAAAGAACTCAAACGATACTCAACGTAGTGCAAATGGATATATTGTCAATGGTGATGTGTTTACACTGCCGTTTACGCACCTGTCAGTTATCAGTCAGCTTAAAGCGTCTAGAACTGAAAACATTAACCCATTCGCTATCTTTACCTTTATTGGTAACCTGATGCTTAACCCAGCCTCTGATGAGTGGGTTGACATCGAGAACGTAGACGTTACTGTGTTTGATGACAAAGAAAAACAAGCACTGGAATCTCTTGCTAATTTAACTTTCAATCCAATTACTGGTAAGCAGGGTATCCTCGGTAACTACTATGGCGCATGGGAAGAAGTTTCCACTGGTAGAACAAACACAATTAGTACCAATTTTAGATCAGAATTTGGACCAAGCGATTGGTGGAGATTCCAATCTGGCTGGCGTCGTGAAGTGCATGATGAGATAACAGCAAAAGAAATTGGATATCAAAGAACTCAGTACACCACTGAAGTAAAGATGATTGGTAGCGGAACACCTATTCTTACTGAAGACAAGGTAACAAGTTCTACAATCATTCCTTATATTCGTTCACGTCCACTGCTGTTCGTTGGTAAAGGTATTAAACCTAGCACATTGGTCAATGCATTCTTTGATGGCACTGCTGTTAATGAGTATGTTACTCCTGCCAAAACTCTTGTTATCACAAACCGCACTGGTATGTTTGACGACAGATCCAACGTAGGTGCAAACAATGCTGAGACAGCACGTGTAAGTACTGTGGATGGTAAAACTGCGTTGGCATACAACAAGGGTGACCTAGTTTATGTTGCAACACGTGGTGGAAGTTCTTACACTGCCGACAACTCTCCAGCTACCAGCGTAGTTGCGTTAGTTGAAGATAATACTACAACCCTGCGTATCGTTAACACAATCGGAACATTCCTTGCTGGTGACGTTGTTGTGGGTTCTGTTTCTGGTGCACGTGCCACAGTTGTTTCTATCGCAAGCCCGACATCTTTGGTTACAAACCAGAATGGTGAAATTGCTGGCGTATTTAATATTCCAAATACAGAAAAGCTACGTTTCCGTTGCGGTACTCGTGTGTTCCGTGTTTCTGATAGTGCCACAGATCTAAACTCAACAACACGTGCTGAGGCATCATACCTAGCTTCTGGTGTTAAAGAAGTTCACAATAGATCCTTTAGTTCTATTCGTCACTACGAGATTGCCACACGTGAACTTCCAGGACAGACAAATGGTGCACCACCAAACACATGGGTAAACGATCCAGCATCTGCTCGTACTGTTGCAGATACCACATGGTATGATCCGTTGGCACAAACCTTCTTGGTTCAAAACAAAGGTGGTATGATGTTGAGTAAAGTCAACATTTACTTCCAGAGCAAAGATGCCAACATGCCAGTGCGCATGGAAATCCGTGAAACAGTGAATGGATATCCAGGTAAGGTTATCCTGCCATTCTCCAGCATATCGTTGAATCCTTCTCAGGTTAATATCTCTCAAGATTCATCAGTACCAACTACCTTTACATTCCCAGTTCCAATCCCACTGCGTGACAAAGGTGAGTATGCGTTGGTTCTACTTTCTGACTCCAATAACTATCGTGTTTGGATTTCTCAGATGGGTGAAAAGGATATCTTAACTGGTCGTCCGATCTCTGAACAACCTTACATGGGTGTGCTATTCAAGTCGCAAAACGGCTCGACATGGACAGCTGAACAGTATCAGGATTTAAAGTTCGAATTGTATCGTGCCAAGTTTGATACAAACACTGTTGCTACAATTGACTTTGTCAACGACACACTACCAACAGATGTATTGAAAAGCAATCCGTTGGAAACAACAACTGGTTCTGGAGTGATTTACGTTACTCACTATAACCATGGTATGCCAAGCGGATCTAAAGTTAGATTCAGTAATGTTACTGGAACTTACCATGGTATTCCAGCTAACCTGCTACAGTCAGCAAATACCGTAACACGTATTAGTAACAGCAAGTATTCTATTACTGTGGCAGCAACAGCAACAGCCACTGGTTTAACTGGTGGTGATCGTATCGGTGTTACAAGAAATGTTCAGTTTAACTTGTTGCACCCACAGGTCGAGGAATTCATCCTGCCAGATACCAACATTCAGTATGAAGTTCAGGCATGCACTGGTAAGTCTCTGGACGGATCAGAAGTTCCTTATGTTCTTGAGGACACATGGATTGATATTGCACCTAACCAGTCTAACTACTTTAGCAACCCAAGACTGTTGGCTTCTTCACTGAATGAGTTGACGTTGTTGAATGGTAGCAAATCCTTTACCATGCGTGCCAAGTTGTTTACAACAAATGATGCGGTAACTCCAATGTTGGACATCCACCGCACCTCTGCGTTGGTTGTTGAGAATCTTATTAATAACCAAACTGAAGGTAATATTACTTACGTTGATGAAACAACCCCAAGGATTGGTTCTTCTTTGTCTAAATATATTACCAAGAAGGTTAAATTAACCACTCCTGGAACTGGTCTTCATGTGGCTTTTGATCTTAACTGCCCACCCGAAGCCAATGTTAATGTATACTACAAAGTAGCCAAAGCTGGTGATGCCATCTTGTTTGAATTGCAACCATGGAGACTTTCTGTTCCAGATGCTCAAACAATTCCTAAATCCAACGATGCTGGTTCATTCCAAGAAGTTGCCTTTACGGAAGAAGAGTTGGACGAGTTTGATGTTGTTCAGGTTAAGATTGTCTTTACTTCCACCAACTCATCGGCTATTCCAAGAATTCAAAACCTTAGAGTGATTGCGTTGGCATGATGAAAGTTATCAAAGTACAAGACGAGACCAATCTCGTTAGAGATGTTGAGACAGGGGCTATTCTTTTTAATAACTCTGCTCAACATCACAAGTATGTGGAACAACGCAAGAAGTTCGTTTCAAGGAACGAGCAAATAGGACAACAGGCAGAAGAAATAAATAGCATGAAGAATGATATTTCTGAGATCAAGGGCATGTTAACTGCCCTACTGAATAGGAACCAATAATGGCGGTCACTAACGTATCCCAATCGAACACCTTTGATCAGTGGAGGGTTAAGACCAACACAATTGCCACGGATCTTGGTGATACTGCTACATTGACCACTACTGCAACCACTGCTGTTGGTGGGGTTAATGAACTAAAGGGTAATATTGGTCCCCTAAATAATCTGACTACCACTGATAAATCAACTGTCGTTGCAGCAATCAATGAAACTAAGGTTTCGGCAGTTCAGGAAGCAAACAGTTTTTCAATCGCAATCGCAGTTGCACTAGGATAAAAATATGGCAAACACATTTAAGAATGCACTGGCAAGAAACGTAGGAACCACAGCGGTATCCGTATACACTGCCCCTTCAGCAAAGAACTCCATCTGTATCGAACTGGACGTATGTAACACTACAGCGTCTGGTGTAACATGCGATGTTTTCATTACAAAATTCTCCGACTCACTTAACTACTATCTGATTAAGTCTGCCCCTGTTCCAGTGGGTGGTTCACTGCAGGTTGTTGCTGGTCAAAAGATTGTTGTTTCCAATGGAGATATAATTAAGGTAGTTTCCAGCGCAGCGTCAAGTCTTGACGTAGTTGGCGCAATACTAGAGGACGTCTAATATGGCAATCGTTGGCGTAAAAATTGGTCGTGGTGCAGCTGCGATTGCTACCAACACAGCAGTTGGTAATAACGCATTAGCTGCAAACACAACTGGTGCTCAAAATACTGCTTTTGGTTTCCAATCTTTAAAAGTTAATACCACTACTAACAACAACACTGCTGTTGGTTATCAAGCACTAGAAAATTCTACTACTGCAGGAAATACAGCTGTTGGTAATAGAGCAGTTAACAATCTAATTTCTGGTAGTAACAGTACTGGAGTGGGTGATCGTGCATTATTCACGACTTCGACTGGTACATTTAATGATGCGTTTGGTTATGCTGCGTTATACAGTAATACAACTGGTTCATATAACACTGCACTCGGTCAAGCATCACTTTTTGCAAATACAACTGCTGCCAACAATACTGCTGTAGGATCTTTTGCAGCAACCACAAACACCACTGGTCAGGGTATAACTGCTCTTGGTTGGAGAGCACTGTATTTAAATACAACTGGTTCTGAAAACGTAGCGATCGGTGGTACTTTCTCTACCTACTCAGCACTTTACTTTAATACAACAGGTTCAAATAATACTGCCGTTGGTGCTGGTGCATTATCTTTAAATACCACATCAGGAAACAACACGGCAGTTGGTCGTCAAGCACTTTATAGTTTAACGACCTCACAAAGTGTCGCAGTTGGATCACTTGCTGGATATCAAACGACTACAGGTGGTGGATTGGTGGCAATTGGTTATGCGGCTCTTGCTGCAAACACAACTGGTGTAAGCAACACTGCGGTTGGCACTTCATATAACACCAGTTCTGCTTTGATGTCCAACACTACAGGCTCGTATCATGTGGCAGTTGGAGAAGGCTCTCTTGCATCCAATACATCAGGTATGCAAAACACAGCCACAGGTTACCAGGCATTATTTGCAAATACCACAGGAACTAACAATGTTGCCTATGGTTATTTGTCATTAACTGCTAACACTACTGCTGATGACAATGTAGCATATGGTGTTTCATCAATGATGGGTAACACTACTGGCACCCAAAACTCAGGATTAGGTCGTTCTGCTCTACGTACAAACACAACAGGATCTGGAAACACAGCTGTTGGTTTTGATGCTCTTAGATTAAACACCACAGGCGGTACAAATACAGCGGTGGGTGTCAATGCGTTATACACCAATGTAACAGGTAGTGACAATACCGCAGTAGGTCGTTTAGCTTTACAGACTGCTACAGGTTCTGCCAATACCGCTATTGGCGAAAACGCAGGTAATGGAATTACCACTGGTGCTAAGAATACCTTATTGGGTCGCTACAACGGCAATCAAAGTGGTTTAGACATTCGCACAGCAAACAATAACATCGTGTTAAGTGATGGTGATGGAAACGTCGGTCTTCGTTCCTACAAAACTTTAGACTACACTACAGCGACTGCATTTACTACCATTTCTAATCGTGCATTAGGTATGGGACCAGGCAATACTACCGTAGCTACTGCACTGATGGTTACAGCCTCTGATAATGACCGAAATACTGCTGCTCGATATTCTGTGCCATACGCAACAAACAAGTGGGACCATGGGAACTTGTGGATTCAGATTTCATCAGGTAAAGGTGATGCATCTCTTAACTCGTCTGCATGGTACTTTTATCGCATTACCATGTATAACGGCTCGATGGGTGCAAGTTTAGCAGACAGCGGTGGAGATACTGGGTCTTTTACTATGACAATCTCGGATGATGGTGATAGCGCAAATTACGCCAACACTATGATTCTTGGAATTCTTGGACAGTCCACAACTGTAGCTGCTGATAACACCACAATGTATTGCAATTTAACTTGGTACCAAGGTTCTTACGAAGCATGGAGATACGCATGACATTAAAAATTAATGGTAACTTGGTTACCCAAAATATTGACGGCAATCAAAATATTGTCACTGCGGTTCCATGGGCATGCGAGACTACGGTTGGAACAGTAACAGCTAGTGTTCAGGGAACTGTCTCGCTTAAATATAACTCAGCAAGCCCATTTGTTGAATACCCAGAACTAACTGAACAAGAAGTTTTGGGTTGGGTTACAACTGCACTTGGAGGGCAAGAAGCTGTAGACTTCTACAACGAAGTTGTTCTTGAAAAAGCAACAAGTTTTGACTCAAAACCAGACAACAAAGCCACATTCCTTTTCGTAACTGCAGTGTATAAAGCACCTGCGCAATCTCAACCAACACCTTGGAGCAACTAAAATGAACGAACAAATCGAACAACCAACCGCAGAAGAAATCGCTCGCCACTACAGTGCAGCTATGGACTCTGTAAATCTTATCAATGGCACCAAACCAGAATTCACCTCTGATGAAGACTGGGCTGATACCCTAGAGCGCAATGCTGCTCACTTGGAGATCATGGTAGCAAAAGATTACTGGACAACAGAAAATCTTACACCATTTACTGCTGCAATCGCTACAGCAAGAGCATAAATAATAGAGAACATTAAAGAGACTATCAATGGCTTATATCGGCTACAATCCTTCACAACTAGCGATAGCACCTTTCGCCACTAAGTATTTTACTGGTGATGGTACTACTACAACCTTTACACTGGATCAATCAGTTCCAGGTGCGAACGAAGCGAACGTAGAAGTATTCGTCGAGAACGTACAACAGAATCCTGTTGATGCTTATACCATTGGTGGTGCACTTAACAATTCGTTAATCTTTTCTGAAGCACCTGTTACTGGTGGTGCCATCTATGTTATTCACAAAGGTGAAGCTACTTACAACTTACAACCAAGCACTGGTTCAGTAACTGCAACTACATTGGATCCAGTACTACGTAACTTTACCGTGGATAACTTCACAGGTAACGGCAGTGCTACTACCTTTACGCTAACTGATACTCCATACTCTGCCAATTCAATTTTGGTAACTGTGGATGGTATCGTTCAAACTGCTTCAACTAACTACACTGTTTCTGGAACTACACTAAGTTTTGGTTCATCGGCTCCAGATAGTGGTGCTGTAATTACTGTTGTTCACATGGGCTTTAGCTCTGGTAACAAAGCAGTAATGGATGGTAGTATTACTCCTGTTAAGTTAAGCACTGGTGGACCAAGTTGGGAAACTACTGGTCGTGTAAGTATTACTGCTCCAACTACTGGTGCGCTAAGATTAACTTCTACACTCACAGATGCTACCAACAAACTCGGTAGAATCACTGGTCGTGCATACACTAATTCGTTGACAGATTTTCTAGCATTCGATATTCGTGGTCTCGAAACGCAAAATCAAATATACTATGGTGGTGGTTCTGGTTTATTGAATTGCGTTAGTGAGCACAGATGGCATGTTGCCGCCAATAACAATACAGTTAGTGGCACAGGAGCCATGGTTCTAGACGTCAATGGATTTTTAGCTCTTGGTGCAGCTACTGGTTCTGATTTAAATACCAACTATATTGCTGGCAATACAAATGCAAAGAACTTGTCTATTGTCGGCAATGGTGCTGCAGCTTCTGCAGATGGTCGCTTGATTCTTGTAAACCCACAAGCATACTCTAGCATTTCAACCACCACATCTACTGCTGGTCGTATCTTCTTTGGATTCCCAAACACTTCCACAGGAACAACTGGAAACTTTGCATCAATTGATACCTTGGCATATGGTACTGGTGGTACTGGTGGTTATGGTATCACATTAAGACTTCAGCCTAAATCAGATAATGGTGCTGCAATCGTTGCTATGCAGTTGTTGCCTACTGGCACTGTAGATCTACCATACGGACAAATCAAATTCCCAGCTGTACAGAATGCATCTTCAGATGCCAATACGCTGGATGATTATGAAGAAGGTACTTACACACCTACTACCAACATTCCTACCAATTCTGGTACGACCGTAGTTCGTGGCATTTATACTAAAGTGGGTCAATTGGTGTTCTTTACAGTTGATGTTAGAAATACTACTGGAAACTTTACTATAACCGCAAATGCTAGTTATGTTTCTTTGCCATTCCCTGCTGTTGATAACAGTAGCAATATATACTCAGCTGGTTCTTCAATTAACGTAGCTTCCACTACAGACTTTGGTGGGGTACAATTGGGACCATCACAACAAGCAATTTCTTGCAAAACGTATACCAGCGTTGCATGGATTTCGTTCAGTGGATGTTACAGAGTAGCAACCTAATTTTAAATATCTTCAGTGGATTCTGAAGACGGACATTAACCAAGGAGAAAACAATGTCACTAAGTAAAGAAGTCGTTATCTAATGAAGGTATACAGAAAGATCTGGACTGAACACTTTGGTAATATTCCTAAGGATGCAGCTGGTAGAAGTTATGAAATTCACCATTTGGATGGTGACAGAAATAACAATAGCATAGATAATTTAATCTGTGTTGATATAAATGAACATTACAGAAT